TCAGACGTGTGCTCTTCCGATCTTTACTCTATAATATAAAAGGCCTATAAGCCAAGCCACTAAAAGCGATATAAGGCCTTAACCCTATACATATCTAAAAGGCCCCCTATAAGGTAGGCCTAAGTTTAGGTTTAACCTGGGTTTTATTCCAGGTAGGATATATTTAGGAGAATAAGCCCGTCGGCGATATTTGATGAGGTTATTCGGATGGAGCCCAGGTCTGAGTTAAGTTCGAAGTTGAGTTTTTCGATTAGGGGAGTTTCGAAGTCCCGGTCGGATTCCTGGTAGGAGGTATCCAGGATAAGGGAGGTGATTTCGGCCCCGTGGGCAGAATCAATGGCCCAGTTGTGAGGAGCATAGAAGGAGAGTTCCTGGGGTTGAGGGAGAAGGTCGGAGAGAATTTGGGCAATTTTGGAGATTGCAGGGAGTGCAGAGTTGAGCATAGAGAAGGTTGCAAGTTGGTTTTGCAGTTGGTTCTCAATTTGATTTTTAATTTGATTTGCTTTCATAATTGTAAAGATTAAAAATTAGTTATTTCTTTTTTGTATTACAAATATACAACAAATATTTAATTTGCACAAATTAAATATTTAGGGCCTTCAAGTGGGCCTAAGGTTTATGGCCACTATAAGGCACCAGAGGGTACCCAGGTTGAATCCATAAAGGCCTTATAAGCTCATAAATAAAAAAGGCCTGAGTTGGCAGGCCTAACAGAAAAGATATGAAAGCAAATGGTAGGGCCAACTCCCTACCATAGCCCTATTTATATTCCGGATAACCTTCCAGGTCCTTATACTCTGTCCGAGCATAGTTATAAAACCCGAGCAGCTGTTCCCTGGTGTTATCCGGGTTCTCGGTATAATCCAAGAGTTCGCATACCCAATCGAATTCATCCCTATATACCTCTATTGCAATAAACCCCGCCAGGTAATCCAACTCGAGACAGTAATCAAAGTCATATCCATTATTTTCCAGGGCCCTGATAATCCAACTGTCAGGATTAACCTTATCAATATAAACCTTAAAAGAGCTTACCGAGTAATTCATAATTTTATCTATTTAATTATTATACTGCATTACAAATATAGATATAATATATTATATATGCAAATAAATATTGATGGCCCTCATAAGGCCCAAGGCCATAATCCCAAAGGCCACTAAAAGCTAATCCTTATATAATATAAAGGCTATATTAAGGTACCTTAACCTACCATAAAAGGCCTTAAAAGGTACCTTAAATGTGCCTTAACTAAGCCTTAACTTGAGAAATCAAATCTCCAATACTCTATTCCTGGCATATCGATTTTAGACACCTGTTCCAAAATCCCCTAAAAGACTCGCATATATATATAATATAGATTGTATTCTTTAGGGATTAGGATTAAGGCCCTTAAAGGCACCTAAGTGTACCAATGAAGCTATTCATTTATTCTCATGTATAGACAAGTAGAGTGGCCATAAGTCTCTTTATCGAAAAGGCCTTAGCTATTGGCCTTAACCTTGCCTTAAGAGACTTATGATTATATAATATAGACTTGATTAAGGTAAGGGTTTGGGTACCTTAAAGGCACACTTTTGGGCTCTCTTTGGGTCTTAGGGCCCTAAGTCTGGTTAGCTACTACGTATAGTAACAAAGATAGCTCCAGAGCTCTTAGGGTACACAGTTGAGAGGGCCCATCACCTACCTTAAATTTTTTTCCTCACCCCGATTTTATGGCCCTTGGACTTCTTCGATATCTGAACCTTATCACCGACTGCCTGTTAACTTTTACCCTATCCTAACACATAAATAAAAGGCCTCTAAGATATAAGCCAATCCTAAAAGCCTTATATGATTGATGATTATAAGTATATGTATTTATATACGCCTTATATATATAGGATGATGTTATGGATATTTGATTTCTTTTGTGTTTTGGGGTAGAGGGTATTAGAATCCTGGCTTTAGGTTCAGATGCCTTAATACTTCCCTTAGTTCGGAATCTGTATAAGCCTTTGCCTTTTGGATTGGGATGTTGTTATGGTTTGAGGCTATGATGATGGCCTTTTCTTTTGATACCTTAATTGATTTTCTTTGTTTCATAGGTTATTATTTGGTTGTGGGCATATCTTCTTTTTCTACCCAGATTTTATCTATGGTGGTTCTATGGAACCTGCCTTCGGTATTTAGGATTATGGCCATTTGATAACCTGAACCACAGTGCCAATGTTGGATATATCCCTTGTATACAACATCAGTGTAAAGCCCAGTATCTTCATCCCTTTCTTGACTGGTGTAATGTACTAAAATGTCTTTCATGGCTTTATATTTATTAGATTATGTTATAGGTGAATGGCATCTTCTGCTCAATAATGAGCTATGGTCTCTTGTATATTTTGAGGTTTTTCTTCTGGGATTGGTAGGAAGTTCTTTCCATTACAGAAGGTATAGCATCCTCCCCCCTCTTCTCGCGGTCTCTGACATTTTATGCAGATATTAGTTGAATTAGAGTTCATCTCCGAGTCTTTCATAGTTTATGGCCTGTATAAGATTATTTGATTTTTAAGCTTTAGCTCTGGTGAATTTACCAGTCAATTTCTATGTACCACTTAAAGAAATGTAAGTTAAGATACCTATAAGGTATATTTATGGTTATGGTTGGAAATATAACCCATTCAACGGGATAATCTTGGGTGTTGAATGTGATACTCGGTTTCATGATTAGTATTTTATTTGGATGATTACCCAAGAAACTATCAGTATTACAGCTACCAGGATTATCCATTCCAGTAATGCTTGCAGTAATAACTTAAGTGTTTTCATATCCAGTTATCTTTAAGTTACTAGATTGGGTAGTAGCAGCGGATAGAAATGATACCTCCGTGATTGCGGATTACTGTTATATCCTCATATTGGAAATAATCCAAGGAAGAAACGTATAGGTCGAATACTGATTCCAGTTCTGGGTTTGTACCACCAAATACTTCCGTACCCGGAGCGGGTGTGAAGGTGAAAGTATGATGACCACCATACTGATTGTTTCTGGTCTCTATCTTAGTGAGGAGCATATCATATCTCCGGAGAAATTCCCTGAATGTGCATTGGAAATACATTTCGGGGTCTGTCATGCCTTGTCTTTTGCACCATCCGTGAACTTTCTTCAGGAGGTATAAGTAATTGTCTGGTTGTTTTTTCATGGCCTTAATTTATTTAATTAATTATTATCTTATTTCCTATATACAAATATAGCAAATATTTTGTAATTATGCAAATAAATATTGAAGGCCTTTACCAGCGTTCGTCTTCGATGGTTATATGAATATTAAGGTTTTGCTGTGGATGGTCCTTTAACCATCTCTCAATCTCTCCAGCCCTTTCGAGACTGTCTATATAATCTGGAGCTAAAGCCTTAACTGTTTCATAAGGTAAGCTCCCATCGGGATTTATCCAGGGTTTAGTGGGGGGTTTTTTTACCCGGTTTTTATCCCTAATCACTGCTATCATGACTAAGATAAGGGTAATAGCAACGACTACCAGTATGAATCTTGTCATAGCACTTTCTTCTTGAGTTTTCATGAGACTTTATCTTTTAGTTGAACATTGTGAGCTGACATGAGTTCAGCTTTTGACATGAACTCTTTCATGTGACTCTCTTTAATGAGAGTGAGTACCTTCTCTCCTGTCTTGGTGTTGACCATCATGGTAGGAAGTATCTTAGACATTTTAGGTAATCCATCTTTACCGGGTTCCAAGTCCTCAATTAACTTTATTTCCGCTTCGGAGTCTAACTCCAATATGTACGGAATCAATTCAAACCTTTTCATAGTTTTGACTTTATGATATCCCTGATACCTATTAGTTTTAACTTTTGTTCAGGGGTTAAACCTGGGTCCTTCATTGCTTTGTTGACTTCAATATATAACTCCTGCATCTTTATTCTATAGAGAGGCCCTTTGATATGTTTACATACCCAGTTGTATTCTCTACATATTTTATTAATTGAACTCATGCTCTGATGGTTATTATTAATCCCAGGTTGCAGCTCCCCACCAGTACTTCATCATCCCCGGTAGAGAGAATCTCCTTCAATTGTGTTAATACCCCTCGGAAATTCATCCGAGTTGCTCCTTCTGATTCATGGAACTTGACCAAAAGAGTATGCTTATATGACTGAGGAATGCTGTCCTGGTCATATTTAATCTCTACTTTATAATCGTAGAGTTCCAGCCCAAGTCGAGAATCCAGTTCTTCTACCATTTCAGTGTAAGTGTCCTGGATTGCTTCTTTAATGCAATCTACCTCTTCTTCCCGAATATTTCCCAAGTTATATGATTCCTTGAGACCCGAGAGCATAACCTTTTTATAATCTTTCATAATTGTAGGGTTTTATTTCTTTTTCTTTATACAAATATAGATATAATATTTTTAATATGCAAATAAAACTTCTCGGTATCTATGGGTGGAGATAGGTTCTAGAAACTTTATCTCCTATTTAGGTCTAGTTTTATTAGTAACACAAAAAAGACCTCTAGAAAAGAGGTCTTAATGGTCCTTTATTTATTAGGCCTTAGCTGGTATGAGAACCGGTTTGTAATAGATATCTCCTTCTGGTATGAGAGGATGTTTGAACAGCTCATATTCCAAGGCTGAATTATCAGGAAACTCCACGAGGATACATATACCGGAATATACTTTCCACCCGGGTCTGTCTTTGATATCATCACTGAATAGGCTTATGATATCTATCCGTACTTTGTTCTCCACTGGTTTTGTACCGAACAATTTATTAGTAAAGTTAAGTACTATACCTTTGATAGTGGGGTAATACTTCGGGTTGTACGTTTGGTACATTGAGTGGCAGTAAAGTCTGCTTGCCCGAATTAAAAGGTCTATTTTCTTATTAATGTGCATAGTTATAAAAAGGTTAACGTTACATGATTTTGTCGAATACAAAGTAATTAGTAGGTTCATTCATAGGAAGATAATGAATCTTCTCCATAAAGTCTGGTCCGGCTATAGTTATAGCCCTCACGTTGTTTGCTTCATCATCCTCTACATTGAGAATCATACCGATATTTGTATGAGTATCTGCATGGGCTACTCCTAATAGCATTCCGGGACAAATATCATCCATGACTTGCATATCGATATATTGTCCATCTTCTGATATGGTATCTACATATTTACCATTCTCTACATACTGGAATAGATTGCACCAACCTGTGATAGTATGTATCTTTATTTTAGTTGCACAGGCTGATGCGGATAGAGTTACTTTGCTATTAGTGCATAACCAACCCTGACGATTTACTTTTTCATCAGTGAAGACAATATCTTCCTGATAAGGAGGATAAGGTAACCCGAATACTTTAATCTTCTTACCCTCATTGATAAGTTGATTGATTTTGGCTACCACTTTGGTCGCAGTTAAAACTTCTTTCATAGTAGGTGTCTGTGTTATAGATTGAACTGAATTTCTGCTTTATATCCTGGCTCTAAACTCCCTGCCGTAAAGGGTATACCCAAATAATGAGGATATGGATTATGCCAGATGTTGTGGTTAGATAGTTGTTCAGAAGCTTCCTTGATATTATCTTCTCCCGAGATATAGAATCTTATCTCTTTCTCATTGGCCGAAACTACTTTGAGAAACCCTTGTACAGTTATATTAACTGTAACCTCCCGAGCTTTAATTATTAAGTCCATAACCTTTTAATTTTTGTTTATACAAATATAAGAAATTAAATCTAATTTTGCAAATAAAAATCAATGGTTATCTTCGAGTTCTGGGTCTATTTCTTCGTAGTCTATCCCCTCTTCTATTTCTCGTCGGATTTGATGATGGTCTTCTTCAAAGACTTTTAAGGCACCATGGTAGTCTCCTGTTACGCTATCCAATTCGGCCTTCTTGAGAGTTAAGCCCTCTTTATCTCCTCTATTACCCTCTTGTTTTGTTGCAACAACAACTGGTAATTCTTTAAAGTCATACTGATTTTCTACATATTCTATCTCTTTTATACCACCCTTGTCAGCAAGCTCTTTTTGAATCATAGACATGGCTATATCACGGGTTAGTACTGGTTCAGACTCACCCGTATTGTTGAATTGATTGTTCTGTTGGTTGAAGATATTTACAGTACCGCCACCAGACACTGCCCGTACTAAACTCTGAAGAGAGGTTGTGGACTGTTGCTTTAATCCAATGGCTTTATTGACTTCTGCAGTTATAAATGGAGCATATCTTCCCCCCTGAGAATCCCTGAGTATTTGTAGCTGTTGACTTATTTCCATACGGTCTTCCAGTGCCCAGCCTATGCAAGCTCCCATGAGAGAATCAGCAATCTCATCCATCTTGTTACGGTCAAATAAGCCGTTGTCTAGAAACGTTTGTTTCATTTGCATCTGAATAATTGATGGCTCACATTTCAAGAAGTCTGCGAGTTCATTTACTGAATAAACCCTTGACCATAATTTCCCATTGTTAACTATCCAAGTATGGATAACGAACTTGGTCAGATTCTTAAGAGCTTCATCATCTCCAGCATTAGCCTGTAAGGCTAATTGGGTTATACCTAACCCCCTTGGGAATCGTGGAACTATCTTCTGTTCTTTCATGATGTTTGATTTTGGTATCTAATAGTTAATCCTGATAAAATATATAAAAAGGCCCTGTTGTGGCAAGGGCCTTTTGAACTAACTCTTTGATAGTCAGGTTGCTGGATCACCTGAATAGGCTTACCTTCAATTTTGATGAGCTTATTGACAGTTGAAATTCATTTACTTGATTTTCGAACTTAAGCTGGTTACTCAGTGTCAAAAGCCCTGAATATAGCTGGTCTACATGTTTGGGGTAAATTACCTCTATAGTAACTGAATTTAATCTATACTCATAGCTCAGATTTACCTCTTCTTCTCCGGCTGCCTTGTATGATGTCAGAATATTATCCGTTATCATAACAGCCAAGGTTAAAAATGTCCTCATAAAATCTTAGTAACTTTAGAGTCTTGTATTATTAGGATTTACTTCTTTCCATTTGCTTTAGTAGCCTTTACCTTGCCCTCCTTGGCCAAATTTTGGGCAACTCCGTAGGCAACTACGGCCTCCAATATTGGCCTCATTCTCTTTTCTTTCTCCTTAGCTTCTTTTTGCCTCTCTTCTTCCTCTGCCATAAGTTTAGCTTCTCTTTCCTGGGCCTTTTTACGCCTCTCTTCTATTTCCTCATGAATATTAGGGAATAAATTTGCCCTGAGAGGTATTACATAAAGGGCAAAGAATGCTGAGAATAATCCATCGGATAAAGGCTCACCTATCTTCTTCTTGGAAATTTGCCAAAACTTATCCTGCTGTTCTTTGATGGCATGCAGGAATTTTTCATAGGTGAATTGCACCTGCATTTTTTTGCATGCCGTAATCATGGCCTCAATTCGGTCCTTAAATTCCTGGCCGAATGCCTCCATAAATTTTTCCCGATTAAAGTTGTAATTGGGTTTATCCAATTTGAACTGTTTTACATACTCTGCAGTTTTCATAGTGTCTCGTTGTTTATAAGTTATTGATTTATTAAGTGTTTTAATGCTGATTCTCTAGTTACCACTTGGAAAAGGTAGCCTATATACCTATCTTCCCAATAAGATAACCAAACTGGGTTAGGAAACCTAAACTTATTCCTTTCCTTTATCGGAATATTTCGAGGCATTCCCGAAATATATAATAAGTGAGGCCCATTAGTATTCTCGATAAATACCGGATGTAACATATTTTCGTCTACCTTAAAATACCCCTTTATGGCATAATCTGGGATATACTGATTTGACCTTATTCCGCAATCGAATGCCAAATCCTCTACCTGGTATAATTCAGGATTAATAGGGTATTCTTCTTGGGATTGTACCCCTTCCTGAGATTGAAGGTAGTAGGTTATTTTGGATTTATCAAGCGTTACACTTTTTACTCTTTCGGGAAACATGGTGCTTATCTTTTAATGGTACATAGTCTTCGATGTCATCCAATCGGTCAGTCACTAAAGCATATACGAATAGCTTAGCAGGACGGAAGAAGAATCTTCTTATATTCCTCTCCGAAATGTAATGGTCGTATATCTTAAAGAATTTTTTCTGATGCCTATGTTTAAGGTTCCGTTGCGTTAGGTATGACCTAAGGACTTCTTTGTGCAACTCTAACAATTCTTTATCTACTTTCTGAATTGCTTTCTCGGGTAAGCCAACAACCATAATCTTTCATATCATTAAATGGTGATTATACTAAGGGGCCAGAGCCTTAGCCCTGTGCCCCTCTCCTACTATGAAAGATTAGATTGCAACGGATTCCTTGACGAATTGGTTCTTGTACTCCAGGTATTCCTTCTTGGCCTTCTTGTACTCCTTCGAATCCTGATTCTCGATTCGGAGCATGGCCAGCTCCAGCTGATGAATCTTGTTTCGGACCTGCTGCCGGAACTTCTTCCTGGAGAGTGTATCCTCGCAGTCTGCGGGGTAGATGTACTTGACTTCCCGTTTCGTTACTACCTCCTCGACGAGGTTGGCTTCGACTTTCTCCTGGGTCTTTGAGATGAGCTTGTCCTTCTTGGACTTTTTCTTTTTCTTTTCTTCGGCCACCGGTGCTGTAGCTTCTTCCTTTTTCTTGCCCTTTTTCAGAGCCTCCTTGGATTTCTCCACCTTTTCAGCCTTCTCCTCGACGAGGTTGTTGATGCCTTCGACCAAATCGGTCTTTTCCAGTTTCTGAGCCTTGTTGTTCTTGTTCTTTTTCATGGCTTACAATGTTAAAGGTTTGACATTAAATTAAAATTGTTATTATCTTTATTTCCTAATGCAAATATAGGGGAACTTTTCTATATTTGCAAATATTTTTATCATTTTCTTTGAGGTTGTGTTCTTGGCTTCTGGTGTGTTAACCTCTTATAGTTTTTCTCCTTTATTGTTTATGCAAATATAGATATAAAAATCAACCTCTGCAAATTATTTCACTAATTCTTTAGAGGTTCGTTTATGGTACAGGTAATCTCAAGGTATTCTAAGCATTGAGCCTGTTTTCTATACATGTTAACATAGACATTTTGTCTGAATCCGTCATCTTGAATCTCTACGGATTTAACCCGAGATTCAGGGCCCATAAGCTCATTATAGGTTTCAGCTACGGTTGATGGCTTCATTTCTCGGATAATTTTTTGAGAACCTTCTTGAATTTAGCCATGTAATAACAGTCTTTGGTAGGGCATTTACCGTCAGGTGTAATGTTTTCATTGGCACCACACTTGGTCATGCCCGTTGCTTTGTAAGGACAACACTTACGATGTGCTGCACATGCAGCCTTAAATTCTACTGTACTCATCTCTGTATTTCTATTACACCACCTTCAGGATTAACTACCAATAATATCTTGGTGCCATCGGCCTTGGTTAAATAATATCCATAGGCCTTTATTTCATTGTGAAGACCTTTGAACAATATCTCGTAGTCTACATGCTGGGTTTTTAACAGCTTTATATCAGCTGCCTTTGCTTTTTTATACACCCTATAGTAAACCCGGCTATAATGAGAAGGATAGCAACTGCTATCATTACTTTTACCATTATGACTATGGCTCTCACTGGATTATTCATAATATTCTTTTACTTTGGTTAAACGGCATTTGAATTTGAACGGCATTACATAGTCTCCCCACCACCCCGATAGAGGTAAAATACACCCGATAATGGCATAGTAGTAGAAAGTTTTTGCAACAAATTGCTGTTTCTCATCGTCCCAAAAAGTATCTACTCTAGCATCTTCATCTGTTGCAGGGTCTACATATACCCAGTGATATGACAACCTGATAAATAACCATTGTAGTATCAGGATGTTTATCCATCCAAGGATAGTCATACCAAATACTTTCTTCCATACCCAGCTGTTTGTTTGCTTTACTTTTTTTCCCATAATCCGTATGTTGGTTGAATGTTTTTAAGTCGATGATATATGTCCAGAGTTTTCCATATTGACTCTGCTTGTTTTATTACTACATCCTTTGCCTCCCGATGAGTACTAAAGGTATTCCATAATTCCGGAGTGTAGTTGAGACATTCCATACATTCAGGTTCTCCCTGCACATGTTTTACCCTTATGTAGAAATAAACCTCTCGGTCTATTATGTGACCAATACGTTCCCCCTCGAATAGAATCTGAGCTTTTGGTTTGAAGTCGAATACATTTTTACTTCTGGTACCGTGAACGTATTTGTTTACTTTGAATCTTACTATCCCTGCCATATCAATCCATGTTTCTTTCAAAGTATTCGTAGAAGTCCGCATCCTCAGTTAACTGGTCCAGTAATTCCTCTACATCCATATCCAAGTATACTGATGCCCCTGATACTTGTAAAGTTATCCCAGAACCATAACTGCCAGAAGACCCATGAAGTTTTAACTCCTTGGGCCTTTCTCCGGTATATTCATCTCGATAATGAATAATACCTTTAGAGTAATCATAACTCTTTACCTCGGATAAATGCCTGGATTCATCCCAGTTTTTCCAGTGAGGAGTTGCATCAGGAGTGGGTGGAACTGTTTTACCATCCCACAGTATGCAGACTACGCAGAAGGCTGATACTCCTATTACCATCCTCTTTGCAGCTTCCCAAAGGGTCTTGGCCTCATCTGGTTCTCCGTCTGGTGTGTAATATCTTTTCATAGTTTCAAATTGAATATCCAACAAATAAAACCGAATATTAACAATACTATTGAAGCCGTACCATACAATATAAATAGGGGTTTAGCGGCTTCCCACATAGGGTCTCTCTCTTTCATAATCTTTTTCCGGCATACTTATTCCGGATCCTTTTTTCAAATGATTTACCTACTGATTCTCCATTTTGGATATCCTCTTTGAACATCCTGAAGTCGAACTCTGATACCGAGTTGTATTGGTATACCTTTTCTCCTTTGAAGGTAATGGTGATATCTCGGGTTTCATCATCCATCACTACCTTCATAATTCTGGATGACCCCGTAATTTCAAATGTCTTTTTCATCATTACTGTCTTTTAAGCTCAAAAGTGTTAAGTCCCATAGCTACCACATTATTTTCTTTCCTGAGTGCTTGACAGGTAAAGAAAATATCCCAGAGAGTGAAGACAGAATCAGAACTCATTTCCATCAAGTCCTCTTCCATCATATAGAGTGTACTCATTATGGTATTAAACCACCTGTTATTTAACCCCTTTACCAGCATGGTTTCAATATCTTCATACCTATTGTTAAAGGTATCTCCCTGAACCCTTTGAAAGGCAGCTATATATTCCCTGGCCATGGATTCCACCGCTTCTAGAGAAGTCCCATAGCAGGGGAATATAATTTTCCATTTATCTAAGCTCTTATCCTCTAAAAGGGATTCCAGCGCCTGAATATGCACATCCATAATCTGATTCCATATTTCCTGGGCAGATAATCGCCTTTGCAATTTCAGTTTGATACAACCTCGGTTTATTTTCATTTTAATCCTCGTTATAGATATACAGAATCTGATGGTTCCTATCTAACTCCTTTTCCAAATACTCCCAATGAGTATTGTGGTCTATATGGATATTGACCCTATAATCATCCATTTCTTTGGGTAATAAATCCAGATAATCTTTCAGATCCTTTACAGTAGTGAATTTTGGTTGTCCCATACTTATTTTATTTCGTTATGCAAATATAATAATTATTATTATAATATGCAAATCAATTTCAGTGGTGTTGTATAGGTTAGTTCAACAAAGAACCCCGAATCTATATTAGGTTCGGGGTAAGAGGTTTCATAAACGATTGCCTATCGGGTTAATCCTCCTCTTTCTCTGTCTTCTTTTTCTTCTTGTCCTTGCCTTCTTTCGAAGGTTTGTCTGCCTTCTTTTCCTTGGCCGACTCTTCTTTCTTGGCCTTCTTCTCTTTCTTGGGAGCAGCCGCCGGAGCACCTGATGCCAACTCTGCAGCATACTTCTTGCCCTCGGCCTCGGCCTTCTCTTTGGACATGGTCTTCAGAAGAGTACGCATCTTCTGACGGTACTTTTTCTTCTGGTCGGAGGTCATCTCCTTGCCGTCCACGGTAGGATAGTCGTAGGCATTTGGGGTACTGGTAACCTTTTCCTTCTTGGGATGGGCTTCTGGCTTCTGATTCTTTTTAGCCTTCTCTACGGCCTTCTCCTCCGTAGCTGCCCTGGCCTTTTTGTTTCCCAGGTTGATGATGTCTACCCAAGCTTGGATTTTCTTTCCATGCTTCTTATGGCCTGTCCAATCTTTCTTGGGGTCGAGATCATTCTCTTCCATGTAGGCCAGCATTTCCTTCTGAGCCCTGCGTGCTTTCTTTGCGGCCAGGTCTTTCTTGCTGATGTCTTTTGCCATTGTTGTTGAGTTGATTAAATAAAAACTGGTTTGAATTACCTTTGCATGTTTATAGTTTGGTTAAGGAGTTTTTGGTCTGTACTTCCTTTATCTCTGAGATGATTATTTCCATCCCCTGAAGATTTGCCATCAACTTAAGATGGGCAACAGCATCATCCTGAGAGATATTAGTGTATACAATTCTGTACCTTTCACCAGAATCTTTGTTTTCAAAAGTTACGGTTAAGATGTTTCCATTTGCCAAATCTTCTATGCGCTTTGCCAGAGATTTTACCTTACCTATTTTTAGGGTTTTATCCTTGATTAAAGCTTGCCTTTTACCGGGAGACAGTCCAGGCATGGATAACCTTGTATCTATATCCTGAACCATTTTGGTTAGCTCTTTAATCCGATATATCAACCCTTTGACTGAGGAGTTAAATTGTCCCATTGAGGTCTTTGAATAGTGGTGTCATTTCCTATTTTCTGAGCATATTTATCAATCAATTCTTCCGTTCTAGAGATAATATACTCTGTCATCATTCTATTTTCTTCAGAGATATCTTTTTCTTCCTCTAGTAGCAGCTGATATGATTGTAGCTGATTACATAATGCCAGATATATAATGCTGTCGTCGTCTTGCATATACCTATACAAAGTGGGGAGGCCCACCCTTAAACCTTCGGATGGCCTCCCCTGTATGACTCAAGTTTTTGATGTACGTGGGATTAGGTGCTCAGGACCTATTCCTCATCGTCTTCATCTTCCTCGTCATCCTCAGCTTCGGCTGCTTTCCCTTTCTTGCCCATACCGGGTACCTTGGGGACCAGAGTGCCGTGCTCTTTCTTGGATTTAACCGATACCCCCGGAATGGTGGCATTCGAGACGGCAATCACTTTGCCATCCTTGTCGGTTACGACCGAGGTGATGAGGACTCCGTACTTCCGGACGTTCATAGCGAAGGTCTTTGCAACGTTGCCACCGCCCAGGTCGATGATATCGCACTGTTTGCTGTTGGGTCGCTGACCAGGTGCCCGGTTCTTGAGTCGCTCCTTCATGGCCTCTCGTTTGGCCTTCTTCTCTTCTGCGGTCAGTTCTTTCTTACCGCCTTTTTTCGTTTCTGCTTTTGCTGCAGCATTTGCCTCAGCTGCTTTGTCTTTCTTCTTGGTTGCCATATCTTTTATTGATTAAGGTTTTTGATTAAAAAGAGGGCTGACCTGAATGAATGAACTTGATGCCATCTTTACCAGGTATTATCTTCAGCTAATTAAGAGTATAGCAGCCCTCAGGAATTGTTATAGTCGGAAGGACCCTTACTTTTTCTTTTTCTTGGTGTCCTTACTGGAAGCGGCCTTTGCCTTGGGCAGAGTGATGCCCAGCTCCTTGGCAACCGCCTTGCGGAGTTTCTCCACGTCCTCCTCGTCGAATTCGTCGGGGTCAGTTTCGAGTTCTTTGTCGTCGCAGAGGTCTTCGAGAGCTTCGAAGTCCATGCCAGCCAGGTCTTCTGGGGTTACTTCGTCATCCTCTTCTTCGTCCTCATCGTCATCTTCATCTTCATCCTCCTCGCCGTCTTCAGACTCATCGTCTTCGTCTTCCTCATCGGAATCTTCGTCGTCTTCGTCGGAGTCTTCATCCTCGTCGTCTTCGTCCTCGTCATCTGAGTCCTCAGATTCCCCGCCGAAAATTTCCTCGGCATCTTCTGCCGAAATGGGAGTCAGGAGTGCATAGGAGCCGTCATCGTATTTGATGAGAATTACCCCGTTAGAAAGAACCTTACGTTCTACCTCTTTTGCTGCAGCTTTTTTCTTTGCCATAATTGAATTGATTAAAGGTGTTTGAAAAATGTTTGATTGATTATAGTTTCGTGATAAACTTTTGAGTGTATATCTCTCTATTTTCTTGGACTGCCATAGCTTTCAAGAATACGTTTTTATCCCTGATAGCTTCTACTTTCTGAGTGAATTCATTCTGATTTTTTACCTCAAACGGTTCACCTTCCTGAGTGTAGGTATCATCTACCGCATTATCATTTTCGGTATAATACCTTTTAACCCCCACTATGAGTTTTACTCCATCCCATGGGTTTTCGGGTTCCCTTTTATTTACTACTGTCATTTTGCATAACCGTTTTTATATGCTGTATAATAGATTCTCGTATATCCTTCTTGTCCTATCCCTGAAAATACTTCGCTTATAAATCTGTAGCCTTTTTTATTTGCTCTACAGTCATGAGCAAAGTGTTCAGGGTAGATATAGTGTTCTCCGCATACCTTTTGATTAGTTATTATATAGGCATACCATCCAGTTTTGGTTTTCATCCTGAACTGAGATATTGGTACAAATCCCTGGGTTAATAGTTCTTTGAGAATAAACTTCTGTTCAAGTCTTCTTCTCACCATTGGCATTCCACCCAACCTTCTTAATACTGCCTCTTGATATTCTGACCAATGTCTTTTAGTCCATCTTATGGAACTAATAGCAGAACGTTTGGTTATAGCCTTATATGCTAAGGCAACTTTCAATTGGTCCCAGGTTAAATCACTCTTCTTCGTAAAGAGCCTTCTTTCTCTTGGACTCAATCTCTTTAGCCTTCGATAGCTTAATAAGCTTTTCTGGAATAGGCTTGAGAACAGTTCTATATTCTTTTGTTCCATAATTAAACTTATCTACCAAGTTCAAAAAGTACTTTTCTTTCTGTTGAGAGCCGAGTCTCTTTTTCCGAGCAATTCTTTTCCCTAACTCCCTTTGGGCTGAAGACTTTGAGTTTCTGTATACCTCGGTTAACAGTATCTTAGATATCGGCTTTTTTCTTCTCCCAGCAATTAGTAGAGATTGACCTATAACAAACTTCTTCTCCAGTGCTGTTTTCCCTTTTATCCAATGTACTGCTTTCAGATTCTCTCTACCATAATAAGTTAAAAACCTTTTTCGAGCAGCCTTCAATGAATAGAATCCCTGTAATACTACTGCTGGTTCTCCTTTGTAGTTATAAGACCATGGATACCATTTATGAAGGTAAATCTTTAAGTCCCTTTCTTTGATAACTTTTCCGAATCTCCTGTGGTATTCTCTCCTCCTCTTCTTTTCCAAAAAGTATGCTCTTACATCGGGGGGCAGAGAATCCGGGTCTACTACTCCGTTAATCCAGGTAGCTTCTTTTAAGCATTCCCGGTATCTATCCAGAAAGCGTTTATTCCTTTCCCTATATTTATGAACCTTTATTTTTCCACAAAGTACTTTCCTTTGCCACTCTTGTTTCTTTCTTCGGCTTAATTTTATAATCTGAGGAGGTACCCAAGGAATTCCCAATCTGTAACATGATTCCTCAAAGTCATCATCATTCTTAAACCTATAAACTATGGGCATATCAAATAAAACTGTCTATGAATCCATAATATAACCTGAGTGCCCTAACTATAATGAATACCAAAATCGACACTATCAATATAATTAAGGTTATAGAACAGGTCATATTATATATCCTATCCTCTTTATCTCTATCATTGGTTGGCTTAAACGGGTAGTGTAAGGGTTTCAAAGGATATAAAATAAATACACTCCCAAGCGATATGACTATGGTTAAAGCCCCCGTTATGGCTTGTATTATTATAAATACCTTATCCATTATTTTTTTGTTTACGGAGGGCTGCCCGATACCATTGCTGAATAGATTTATCCTTGGCATCTGGGAATCTCTTTTGCACTCTTCGTGTGATTCTATCGATTGATAGCCCTTTATAGGTTAATTCGAATACATAGGATTTCTTAGTTCCTTTCCAAAGACCATTGTCATCTTTCTCTTTCTTGGGCTTTTTAGGTTTTTCCAACCCCTTTACCCGTTTGGTCTTTTTCTGTTTAGTGACTGCATCTTCACCAATGAATCCGAGATTGAGTTGATAATTCCTCATCGGGTCATCTTTAGGATATCCAGCAAGTTCTAATTGCTGGTCCATCCACTTATCGTATTCATCGATGAGAGCATTATCCGGCTTATTATCCGAATGATGAATCCATGATGCCAGTCCATTGTAATCAGCTGAACAAGCATCTGGGAAGGGCATACCAAGAGCAACTGCTCTTCTCTTCATGTCCTTGTAGGTCATATTCTCTAACCCACTTCCCATGACCTTAAGCTTTTCCCTATTTAGCTTTAACGGTCTTTTGTCTTTTTTCTTACTTTTGCGCATATCTGTATAAGTATAAAATTTTATTTCTTATTTCCTAATGCAAATATAATCAAATTTCTCGAAGTTGCAAAATAATTGAATAAAAATTCTAAGAGTTTGATTTCAGAGTTCTTTTCCTGCGTAGTTTATAGGCTGTATCTAGAGTTTCACAGGTAAAGTCCATGTTATTTATTGATTTGTAATTAATAGCTTTCTGGATAACCTCCCTGTACTCCTTCCAAAACTTCAAGCCCCCTTTACTGTCCACGGTTTTTTCAAAGTATTGGGTTGCCAATAATCCAAATGTATCTGCAATGGTTTGACTCTCGAATATGTATATTCTCAAATCTGTTATAGCCTTTATTATGTCATCCTCGCGTTTGATGGGCATTACTCCATATCCTTCTTCAGGAAAAAGTTCTTCTGATACAATAGCTGTAAAATACCTTCTACTTGAAGGTCCATTTTTCCAATACTCGGTTATTAACTGCCTTATCTTGAAGTCAGGTATTCTATGTAAGTAAGATAGATATACCTTGTCTTTTTTGGTAGACCTTCTCTTGTATGCAGTTGGAGCTTGCAATATCCTGGGCATTATCCTATAGTTATTCCACCTATCAAACTCAAGAATCAGAGCATAAAGGTCTTTGTCCCATTTATTCTCTGATTCCTTCAGCCTTTTCATATTCTTTATGATACGTGGATTGGTTATAGAATTTAATACCCAAGAAGCATCTCCTGAATGTATTTTAGCTTCTTCTTTGGGTAGTCTTTTAACCATAGCTCCAAATATGTAATCTCTGAATCTAGGTTCTATGGGAGATTTGGGATTTACTAGTGAAGGATGTAGTTCAAAGTAATCGGAGAATAATTTGAAGAACTTTTCAGCTCTGGCCTTTAGTTCTAAATACTTGTAGTGAGACATCTTGAGAATTTCTCCAGCTTCCCAAGTTGATAGACCCTTGCCTTGTATAAACATAAGGCTAGCCCTCTCTTGCTCAGTCAAACAGTCCCAAGCCAATTCTTGATGTCGTTCCATGTTAGTATTGTTTGTTCATTAGAATCTCTTCGGTACTACCATCGGGAATTTGAGATAAATCTACCTCATAATCAGCTGAGTACATTTTATATTCATCCGATTCGTGATAAGCTGAATAGAGTACATTTTCCATGGGTACTTCTATCTCTAAACTGCCATCCATTTCAGGGTATAGCTTTACCAGCATCGTCTTTGTAGTAAGATTACTTTCAAGTATAATGGCTGGTATTCCCTCAAATGGATATCCCCTCAATACAACATAATCCCCAATACCAACTCTTGTAATATCATTTACCGAGAATATCTTATTCGCTCGAGACATTCTACGATACTTTTTTACCTCTTCCTTAGTTATAGTGGCTACTACGGAATAATCATCAAAGTCTTCGGCATTATCTACTCTCAACCTCTTTCTTTTGGGTCTGTAATCCAAAGACTTCATGAATGACATTATGCCTGGGATATCTTTCTTTAGTTTGTTTAGGTAATATCTGTCAAAGGCTTTTTCAGACTTCATCTTTATGAATCCATAGTTGAATAATAATGGTACATCCTCGTACTCATTATTACCTTTCCTAGACTTCTTTAGTACGCTTATAGTTGGTACTATGGCTTTCACATGTTTATACCCCCTACATTTCAAATCAGAATTGATTCTCTTGTAGAATTTCCTGTCAAGCCTGAATATACAGTATACATAGGGGGTCTTCATATTACTTGTTCAATTTACGAGCGTATTTGAATACGTCTGAATATGTTACCAATCGTTGAATTTCTTTGAACATATACACAGCTAAATGTACTTTCGGGGTTTTTATCTCCATTCGGGAAAGTTCTGAACAATTTTCCATAAGGAACGAATCTATTTCCCCAGCTTCCACAATAAAGAAAGCTTCACCTTTTGGCATAGAATTATACCGCATGATGAGTATGGGTATTTTTCCTGCACGTTTAGCATCCTTTGTAGCCTGTTCCCAAAAGGATATAATTTTACAGCTCTTAAGTCCCAGTAGTATATGTTCGAACTTAATATCCTGATAGTTTTTACATTCGATTGAGAATGGGAAGCGACGTGAGTGTTTCTCATCAGTACATACCAAATCTCCCATAGCATCCTTAGCCTTTGCCCATCCTCCTGAACCTGGGGTTCTAGAAAATTTATATCCTGTCCAGGATTCCCAGGCCTTTGCTATAGTACGCTCGAACCTGCTTCCTTTGTTTCGACTGTTCTTTCTCATGTTTTGATAGTGTTTAATACCAATAGTCATTAGTGGTATTGTGAAAGGCCCCTTTCTCTGGTCACAGTAAGCACCTTGGCATTTGGAATTGGCAAGGATTCATGGTGTGATATGAGGTATAGGGTTTTATCCTTATAAACCCTACGTATGAGTCCTATCACAAGCTCTACATATTCAGAACTTATGTTCTCGAATACCTCGTCCAAAAAGGCAATATTTATACCCTTAGCTTGGGTCATCATCTCATTCATAGCAAAGGCCATAGCTAAACAGACCAATTGTTTCTGACCACCAGATAATTCCTCGTATGATACCTCTATACCATCCATGATTATCTGAGTATTGAAGTCCTTCTTTACTCCTTGTATATCTACATAGAATAGGATACTGAACCCAAGTACATCAGAGTATGATTCAAGGGTTTCATTCAGAATATCCATTGAACTCTCGAATAAGAACGCTTTTATACCTCGGTTCCCAAGAGGGTCATCCATTACCCATTTGTAATTATCAACCTTTTCCTTCTGACTTTTCATTCTTTCTTCTACAGTTGATAATTTCTTGGTTAAGGTTGAAAGCTGTGCTTTATATTTAGTTATTAACCCATTATTTACTCCTACTTTCTTTTCTGAAGAAAGCCTTTTGATTTCAGATTCTACTTGTTCTATCTCTCTTTGTATCTTCTTTACTTCGTATTCCTTATCCCTAAGTTCTTCCAGTTCATCTCGATAATTGGATATTCTGTCAGATACCCTGGAATATTTACCTTGTAACCTTTCGATATCTCCAAAGGCTTTCTTTACCTCGATTAGGTGTTTCAAAGAGTTCTTAATATCACCCCTCTTCAGTAACTTTATTATTCCCTCAATAAACTCTTCTAGAGATACCTTAGTTTTCTTCCTGGCATCATTTATCTTATTGAGAATATCCCTTTGATTTTCCTTTGCCTCTGATAGCTTCTGTTCAATTCTGTTTTTCTGAGTTACTGTCTCCTTAAGCTCACTTGACTTTTTTGCCTTAGCTAGCAGTGATAATCTCTTCTCGAGAACCTTAACCTTTGAAGATATGTCGTCTTTTACCGTACTGGCTTGCTTCTTTAAGTCATCAACCATTCTTTGAATGGACTGCTTCTTACCTTCTAAGGTTCGATATCTTTGAGAGATGTCTTGATACTCCTTCAGGGCTTCTGTATAGTAGCCCTTAGCAATATCTCGAGCTTTAGATATGTATTCTAACTCAAAAATCTCCTCAAACAGTTCTTTCTTGTCAGAGGAAGATTCCTGTATCAGTCTTTTCATGCCTTGACCGAAAAGTACTGAGTTCATAAAAAGGCTATACGACATACCCAAATCAGCGACTATAAGCGCCTGTATCTCCCCCTTACTTTTCTCTTGTACTTCAACAGCATCTATCTCATATATAAGTCTATCTTTACCCTTGGCTCCATTCACTTCACCTTTATACTTAAGGCATCTGGTTATTTTGTGAGTTTTACCATTCTTACCAAAGTATATTTCTACCTTAGTTCCCTGATAGGATTTGGGTCTATACTTCTCCCAGGTATTCACATCTGACTTACCTTTTAGATTCTTACCATAAGCACCCCAAACTAAAGCGGATAAGATGGTAGTCTTACCTTCTCCTGTAGCTCCTCGAATTACGGTTATTCCCTTTGAACTTAGGTTTAATTCCAAATGGGATATTGAACAGAAGCCATCGATTATAATATTGCCAAACTGTATCATTCTGCCTCCTTAATTACTTTTAATAATGTGGCCTTTTTATTTTGGTCTTTTATACCCTTTGCCCTCATATACCTCCTTACCATGGTTTTCTTAGTAAGTTCCCGAGTTATTTGCGGGGCATCTTCCACCGCCACAACCCGAGACTTGCTAGCAATGACAGTATAATAATTGCCATCATCCTTAATTTCATCTTCTGATGATACATCCACAAATTTAGGAAAGCCTTTGAATGGCTTGAATTCCATTGAGAAGTCCTCATATATTTTCCAATATCCCAGTTTACAATTGCGGTCTGTTCTCCTCTGTTGTAGTGGAGCTCCTACCATGTATATCTTTTTTCCGAGTCTCTGTGGTTTATGTATATGACCTATCAATACCAGTTTGAATTTAGATAGTAAATTCACATTCAAATTCTCTACTGTTCCAACTTCAGTGTTGTCGGTATCTTTAGCTCCCGGGTAGTCAGTATGCAATAATAGAATTGTGGGCTTTAACATGGCTTCTTTCAACTCAGCTTTGATTAACCCATCTAACCCCTTATTGTGGTCTAAATAGGGAATACCTACTACTCTGAACTTATCAAACTCATGATAAGAGAAGTCCAGGTTGTGTAAGAACGAATACCTACGACATAAGTTTGCCCAATGTGATGGAGATTGATTAGTTATCGAATTGCTTTTCTGTAGGTCATGGTTTCCAGATATACCATAGATGTTAAATTCCTCGCACCTATTTAACTCTTCGAACTGTTCAATTATAATTTCATCAAGTGAAGTACTTATATATTCTGGACGGTGCATAAAATCCCCACAAAAGAATGCCGGGCATTTATACTTAATACATAAGTCTTTAATCAAAGAGAGGACCCTGAAAATACTTAGGGTCCTCTTGTTATCCTCGTTGAACTTAGAGAATTCCCCTAAGTGCAAATCGGAGAATACTATACCTATCACCTTCATAACTGAAGAAATTTCTTGATAAGGTGTTTTCTCTTCTCGTAGTTCATCTCATCCAGTATCATGACCTTTATCTTGTAGCCCATGATTTCCAGTGTACCGGTATTAGGTATACCATTTACATACTGGAGTATATTTGGGTCGGGTTTATATCCCCACAGGTCAAGTATACCATACATTACCTGCGATACCTGGAATTGATAATACCGAGATAATACTCGTTTACCATTATCTTCTGTTACCCACTCATTGAAGAAGTTTGCTGAGAAAGGTATGAAAATTAGGTGAGTACACTGTTGACCCAGTAACATACGACATAAGTCTACTGCATGGTCTAAGTCGCATTCGGCTATCCTGTGAGAAAGTTTGTTGATGAAGTATGCTGCCGAATCAAAGTATGACCGGTCAGTTACAAAGCTATCTTCTCCCCTGAAAGCTTTGTTACGCAGATTAAGTACTTGCATATCCTGAGCAAATACTGTACTGGCATCTTGCTGAATCATATCAGCATGAGGCATGTCTCTTGTTTCAGGTACCAAGTCCGAATATGACCCGGATATGAAAGGTATCTTTAACATATCCGCTACTTCCTTGGCAATGGTTGTTTTTCCAACCCCAGAAACACCGGTGAACATAATTTGATATTTCCTACCGTTGTACATAATGTTGTAGTTTTTTGAAAGGTTCCAAAAAATCGGGTATCTTGAAAGACCTTAAGTTAAACTTGTCAAGTACCATGAATAACCTGTCTTTCCTTATATTATTAGTACATCCTTTTACCCAAGGGACTTTCTTGATAGGGTGAAGAGTTAATGCAGTTCTCAAGTCTATAAGAGACTTGTTCTTCTTGTATAATTCTTCTAGCTGGTCCCTTTCAATGCCCTTGAATTCTGCTCCTTTTGCATCTATGAAGTCTGCTATGCTCCCATATTGTTTCAGGAAAGCTTTAGTCTTCACTTCTCCCATACCATAATAACCGGGTATATCATCCGATTTATCTCCATTAAGTATTAGGTAGTCAACGCATTCCTCAGCAGAGTAACCCATTATATCCTTACAAGTTTGACTAAGAATTAGGGTATCTTTGTTAGGATTGAATATCTTGACTCTTTTGTCGAGTAATTGACAGAAGTCTTTGTCAGAGGATATTATGAGAGATTTACCTGGGTGGTTTATTGCCAACCAAGCAATGTAGTCATCAGATTCATATCCCAAGCCTTTTCTATCGATAATCATCTGAACTCCGAGTAACCTTAGAATCCTTCTCAACAGTGATAGCTGTTTATTGAAATCTTCATAATCCATACTTATCTTACTCCTATGTGCTTTGTAACCCTCGAGTAGACCATTACGGAAATTAGACTCTTTGCTCTCATGAGTATCGAATGTAATTACTACATGGCTTGGTTTAAACCGAGTTAAGTATGAACCGAGGATTCTTAAGAACCCATACACCAACCCGGTACCAGCTCCATTGTTGGCTTTAAGATTCTTAAACTTATGGTATGAACGGTGAGCAAGATTACTCCCGTCCACTACCATAAGCATCCTCGGTTTTCTACCCCTCGTCCGGGATGTATTCGTCTTCTTCTGCATCTTCAGATTCTATTTGAGATTCATAGTCTAAGTCTGCATCAACAGGGAACATGTTTCGTGTAATCTTCTTGAGCTTTCGCTTAGTGGTTCCTATGGTATTTATTCCGGCAGCCTTTAACAGCTTTTTCCTTAACTCACCATCTTCCTCTATTAACCTATGGAAAGCCTCTTCTCCTCGACACAGTTTCTTTCCTTCGAACATATATGTTCCACCACCGAGCTTCTCTATTACTCCAGCATCCTCTAAAGACTCTTCTAACCAGAAGTATCTGTCAAAGCCAACTTCGTGATACTTTGGGTTAAAATATATAGGAGCTTTGGATATAGTTTCCCGAGGAGGAGATACCTTATTCTTTTTCATCTGAACAGTTACATATTTACCTGCTCGTCTTTCCTTACCCTTATACTTAATCTTGAGAGTTTTACCTGAGTAGAATGCTAATCGTATTGAAGCATAAAACTTGAGTGCTGCACCACCAGGAGTTGTACTGGTATCTTGACCAAAACCTGCGCCCAGTTTACTGCGCAACTGATTGATACATACCATGGTTACTCCGAGTCGATAGAACAATTCGTTCCTTATTCGGAACATCTTGTAGATTTGCTTTGCCCGGTTTCCCATCTCGGCCTTGCTATCCGCCATCTTTGCATCAATGGCTTCTATTGAATCCAGGGCTGCTATTGAGTCTATCACAACTATGATAGGCTCATTACTGGTTAACTTAGACCTCCAATATATTGCTAAGTCTGCTATAGCATCCGATATGGTTTCTATCCTGGTGTCATTTAATACTGTTACTCGTTCAGGGTCTAGACCATTTTCCTCTGCCCATGAATTCATCCAGGCTTGTTCTGCATCCACCCATATTACATGACCACCGAGTTGTTGTGCAGCATAAGCAAAGTTGTAAGCTATCAGGGACTTACCCGAGGATTCTTCTCCCATGATTTCAATTATCTTCCCGAATGGTACACCACCACCCATCTGATAATTGAGAGCAAAGAATGTGGATGGAATCCATAATCCATGATGATTTATGGTACTAGCCTTTAATTGGAGAGATGACCCATATTTCTTGAGTATCTCATTTTGTGTGGGTATCTTAAACTTCTTACCTCCCGATTTTCGGGTAGCTTTAGGTTTTCTTGCCATACTTGTAATTTATAATATGAAAAGAGTGGGATATAAACTATACCCCACTCCTACTTTAGGTATATATCTAGAAAATCTTAGATATCACTCTTATATTTTCCCTTTTTCTTTTTCTTGTCCACTAGCTTGCTTTTGGAAGAGGACTTCTTACGTGGTCTTTCATCCTCATCGTCATCATCCCCCTCATTGAGGAATGAAGCCAGCTTCTCCTCGAGTTCGTCGTAGGAAAGGATATTTGCCCGGATTGCTTTCTCCAGGTCCACCTCTCCCCGATACTTCTTGTCCAGCTTGGTTTTCTGGCAAGGTGATACCGAATAGCTGGTATCATTCTTACCGGTACCAGTACGGGTGATTTTGATATCGTATCCCTCTACGGGGTCGGTCATATCTCCCCAGTCCTCTTCATCGAGGTAAAGGTCGATAATATCCTGATATACCGAACGGGGTACCATCATGGGTTTATCTACCCGGTCTGGGTCAATTTCCTTACCCTTGGTATCTTTGTACCCGAGTACCCCGATGAGATACTTTCTCTTCGGTACCAGTTTCGAGGCCAAGGCCTTGTCATCGGGGTCATCGGAGTTTTTAAGCTCCTGGAACTTCTCCATGAAAGGGCATGGCTCATCGAAAGTTGCCGGAGATATAATACCTCCCTCCTTTGGTCCAAGATAGAATTGAATAATCTCTATTCCTAATTCCTCGTCTGCACCACGAGATTTGATACGTACTCGGGTAGTTCCTTCTTTCGGGTAGATTATTCCACCACCTCCACTACGCTTTTCCAGGTCCTTCTTCCTGGCAAGCATCTTTTCTCGGGTAGTCATTACACTGCCCTTTTTCTTGGTTGTTTTTTCCTTTTTCATGGCTTTATTTATTGGTTTCGATATAAAGTATCTCGTTCAGAGATAATATAGTTGTTACTTGATTGGGAAGGTCTACTACATCCAGTTCTTTACCAGCATACAGACCGTAGGTAACTACTGCTCCAACCTGAAGACCGGGATATTCTTCCTGCTGTTCATCAGTTATGGGTCCTACCTGAATTACTACACCTTTGCGTGGTACTGTGTCCTTATCGTGTTCCTGAGGGATATAAAGTCCTCCTTTTGTTTTGGTATCTGCCGTTACTACCGGAGATATTATAAGTACCCGACTTCCTGTAGGAGTTCCCAAACCGTTCAGTTTATCATTCAACTCCCTTGCTTCTTTGACCGAAATAAGGTCTAACTCAATTCTTGACATAGTTACTGTTGTTTACGTAAGTTTGCTGATACAGTTCTTAAAATATTCTCTCGTGATTCGTAAGCTTTACATATACTTATCATTTTACTCGCATTGTACTCAGCCTTCATATATCTTTTCAATGCTCCCTGATAAGCTTGGTTGTTCTCTGCTTTATGAGCTGCTGCGTCATTGTTTACATTACCTGATTCTTTATAGTAAAGCCATGCCTTACTATAAGCCTGATCTTTTGCCTTTTCAAGTTTATCCCTTTTATATATAAGCCTATCCCTTACCATCACCAATAGAGCATAATTAGATGGACTTCTACGTAAAGACTGATTGACCAGGTTCTCATCAATCATGAGTTCCTGGTCTAAATCAATCTCATAGGTTTTCCCTTGAAATAGAATCTTTAGTGTGTTTTTCTTAATCTGGGATAGACGTACTATCTTTTGCCTTTTTTCCATATAACACCTCTTTCACTGAAGTATTTATACATGGTCATAATGCTTATTCCATATTTGACCTTTATCTGTAGGTTACTCATACCACTCTCATAATCTTCTATCATCTTATTTATAGACTCCTCACTCAACTTAGGGCTTGGTATATTAAATCTACCGTCTCTTATACATTGTTGAGTATTCTCTTGGTTAGTACACCAATATAGATTTTCTACTTTATTATTTTCTCGATTATTATCCTTATGACCCACACACGGTTTATTATCTGGGTTTGGAATGTAGATTAAAGCTACCAACCTATGTATATTAAACGTATACTTAATCCCCTTATTATTTCTTAGGCTTACTATCAAGTAACCATTGTTCTTCTTTCTCTTAGCCATTTTCCTCCAAGTAACTCTATCTCTATACTTAGAGTACACATTACCTTCTCGAGTAACATGGTAACAATCAAAATCTGGTATATTACCTTTCATACATTCTCTTCCTAAACTCTCTCTTATTTTTCTCTATCTCTTCTGGATATAACTTAGGATAATCTTCTATTTCAATACCTTTGAACTTACGATGTTCCTCTAAGTACTCGTCAGGATTAAAATCTGGTTCAAGCATTTTCCTATAATCATATCCAGGAATAAAAGGTAGTTCCTCTGCCATAGAACGCCCGATAACGAAGTCCATTGACATACTTACGTCGTCTATCTGGAAGTTGAAGTATTCTTTAGTATTTGGGTTACGGCAAGTTTCCCAAATCTCGTATACTACCCAGGTATTTATATATTCGGGACTTACCAAGTAATAGGTAGCATCATGAACATTACAAGTCTCTTGCATAAATGGTAACTTACCTTGCCTCATTTTCCAATAGTTTAGGATTGAAGCGAATAAGTTCATATCTGATGCAGCTGATTGACATGGCATATTAACCGATAATCGTACTGCGTATGCTGCTTCCTGCTCGTTATCTGAATATACCTGGGGTAACCTTCTCTTCCTACCGAACAAAGATTTAATATATCCATGCTTTATCAGGACCTTCTCCTGGTTAATCATGAACTTCTTAATCTTCGGGTGCTCCTGGAAGAATTCATTCAACTGTTGTTGAGCTTCATCAGGGGTTACGATAATACCAGCTTTTGGGTCAGATAGTTTAACTGCAAGCAGTTTCTTCTGAATACCATAGATAATACCAAAACATATCTGCTTTGCCTGCTTCCTTCGGTTTTTCCAAAGCTTATAATCTGGATGTTGTTCATCACTATAAGCCTTGTTTGCTTCCTCATACGATATACCATACTTATTTGCGGCAATAGCAAGGTGAGGGTCCTGGCCCTTGGCAAATGCTTCAAGATAAGTCTCATCCCCTGAAAGATGTGCCATGATTCTTAACTCTGCCTGAGAGTAGTCAAGTGCCATGTATAGTTTCCCTTTGGGAGCTACTAACTGTTTCTTGATATTAGCATCCACAGAAGTCTTGGGTATCTGCTGAAGGTTTGGTTCAGAACTACTTAATCGTCCCGAAGTAGTACCAATGATTTTGAATTGACCATGAATCCTATCATCGTCCTGTACCTTATCATGCCATCCCTCGATGTATGTTGTATACATTTTCTTTAACCCTCTTAATTCGAGAAGATTATCCAGGAAAATTGCTTTGGGATTTTCGGGATTTTTAACCGTTAGTCGAAGTTCTACCAATGTATCTTCATCGGTACTCGGCTTATCGGTATCACGATTAGTTTTCTTATCCTTGGTATATTTTATGATAGGGAATTTGAACCCCTTTTCGGAATACAACAGTAGAGGTAAATCAATTGTACTTCCCAAGTTTACTTCTCGGGTTAATTCCAATTCTTTTTTAGTGGTGAATACACCTGCTCGGATATTGGATATTTTTTGCTCCCTGCTTGCTATTTTCCGTGCGTCCTTTGGGTTATGATAATCCAGGTCTTCAAGTTCACTTTCAATAGATGCAAGGTACTTGCTTATTCTTTCTTGAACAAGCCATCTAGAGAATTTTTTCACTCGTGGAAGATTCAAGCAATTAGAAGTTGCTTGTTCAATCTTTGGCTTGTAAGATTCAAGCAGTTCCTGATTGAATTTCCTATCGAGGTATAATCCGGTTTTTTCAGCATGCTGCAATACCCTAGAAGCTGGCATAATCAAATGCCTAAATAAGGGGTACATGCCAATCTCTATTAGCTTACTTTCAAAGAACATAGCTAACCTAAGAGTATAATCGGTATCCTGACAACCATACTTGCATAAGGGTTCCAATGGTTTCTTATCCCAAGGTATCTTGTCGAACTTCTCTGCCTTCTCGTAGTCGCCATGCTCTGGTAGATACCTTCTAACCATTGATTTCAGGTCATTAGGTTTCTCTTCATTTAGAAGATACTTCATAAGCATTCCATCCAGAACAGTACCTCTAACATATATCCCATATAACTCGAATATCTGAAGGTCAAACTTCAGATTCCATCCCACTTTAGTTACATTGGGATTCTCAACCACCTTTCTACCAAAATACTTTAACCAACGTTTCCAATGAGGGTTTTCATATTCATGGTGACATAATGGAATAGATACACCAGAACCAACTTGAAAGGTTATGGATAATATTGTTGGTTTAAAGGTTTTATTATAAATACCTTCGGCATTTGTCTCGAAGTCTACAGAAGCTATGCCTGTTTTCAAACAAGCTTTCACAAGCCGCTTGACTTGTGAGAAACTTTTGATTATGTCATATCTTGACTCCATGTTTATTCTTATTATATGCAGTATAGAATAGATTTTTACATGACCCTAAGTCTGATGTATTCTTTACTACTTGAAAGATACCATTCTTTACTCTTTTTATATACCCTGATCTACAAAGAAGACAGCATAACCAATATAAATATGCTGTCTTAGCTCCTGTACTATGTAAGTAAGTATATCTAAATTTCTGACCAACTTCTTTATTTTGTAGAAGTTTTATCAAATTAGATATAATGTCTCCCTTCATAAGAATTATAAAATCATGTACTCGGAGCGGGAATCGAACCCGCACGACCATTACTGGTCACAGGATTTTAAGTCCGGCGTGTCTACCTATTTCACCATCCGAGCTTTTATAAAAAGGGGAGATGAGCGAAGAACAGTAACTCATCTCCTAATGCTATAGCCTTCGACTTTAATTATGGGATTTTGGTATCTCGTACCAGTTTATTGCCCATTGTTAGCTGGAGGTCGTATCTCCTGTTATAACCCAGCTATAGCCCTGTACGGAAGACAGGATTCGAACCTGCGACCCCTTGCTCCCAAAGCAAGTACACTAACCGGACTGTGCTACTTCCGTAAATTAGGTACCAGTCTATATCCCTACCGTCCAGTACCTGGGAATGAATCAGGACTCGTTGTCCACAGCGCAAAGTAAAGATTCATTAGTGGACCCAGAGGGGCTTGAACCCCCGACCTTCGGATTATGAGTCCGCTGCTCTAACCAACTGAGCTATGGGTCCGGTTGAAGGTAACGGCCTTTACTACTAATCTCGGTATGACAGAAAAGAAACTAAGACCAATTACCGTTACCTTCTTTGTTACCTTAATTCGGTCTGGATAGAAGTTTTTAGTTTTACCCAGTCCTTTTTATAACTATGCAAACTATCAATAGTATGATAGAGATAACCAGGTTTGATACCCACTTCTCTAGCTACGTATTCCATTAGTTTCCATGCCAAGTATACATCATTTCCAAAATGAGTTACAAAATCGGATGACCTTTGGTGATAACAAATATTCAGTTGCTTTTCACCCCTTGCGTTCTCCCGGATAAGGAAGTCGTAATACATAGAGCATGGTATACGCATCTTACCATCCAGGTTTTCGGCATCAGAACATTCTACCTGCCCATCTTCACCATAGATATTAAGTATGGCTTTACGGGTATCATTATCATCCTTGAGCAGACCTATGACAGCCTGTAACTTGGTCATTACAATCCCATTATACCTTACTACCTCATTCATTCTCTCCGAATAGGTGTAGTCGAAGTACTTACCATCTACCAGGAACTCTTCCCATATTTCGGGACGCAATTTCCATGCTTCACCCGGGTTAATTTGTCCCGGGTGTATTCTTTCCTGGAACTCAGCCTCTGCCCAATCTTTAGATTTGGTGAATACAAATAAAGGGGCCGGGTCTTCCAGGTGAGTCAAACAGTATTGCTCGCATATAAGTTCTTTGGTAATGAAGTCATCTTTACCTTCGATAACTTTATTCTGATAGGTACGGGGTTTTACCTCATTACCCATCTCATACAAATTTCTTGCCGTCTCAGACATCAATTCGTAAGGATTTGAATATATTCTCATTGTTCGTGATTTTTAATATATTTTCTTATAGATTTTCGTAGTTCTTTTAGGTCCTAAATATTCATGTTGGGAAGACCTACCCAATAATTAGCATTGGTACATACAGATAACTCTATGTCCCTGCCATTCCTATCAGGATATTTACCCTTGAATATCTTTACTCAAAAATATGGTTTATCTTTCCTCTCGTACTTCACTTAGATACCTCCTTATCTTTCTTTTAAGTTGCCTTAAATCCTTTACACTTATATTGGCCACGGTATTGAATAACCACCCATCATCCGTGGAGAAAGTTATATCTATATCTCCTCCGAGTTTACTGGTGTAAGGAGATTTCTTTACTTCTATTTTCATTGCATTGATATTTGCAATTCAATAGACTTCCCTATCTTAGAATGGTAGCCAGTCTTCACTACCGAGTGTACAATCCTTTGCCAGGGTTTTGGGATATTTGAACAACTCAGGTCTGAGTACTTTCAAAGCTCTTTTATGTACCTTATACTTTATCTTGTCAGGGTCTACTTTAAGTAGATACTTCAACCGCTCATACCAGTTACCATCATATATACCAAGCTTATCACTAAGCTTTAATAGGTCTTCATGAGCATGATACATTAGTAATACCGTATCATCATTGAATATCTGACTGAAGTGTATTGATACATGGAATTTATGTCCAGTGGGGAATAAGTATTCTCCTATCCTTTGAATCAGTAGTAGGTCACAGATAAGTCTTTTAGTTACCTCGGATGCCCTCATGAATACCGTTATCATGGGGTAATCCATGCCTGCTTTCTTTGATACAGTTAGAGACAATAAGCAATTCTTACCATGAGCATGCTTATTGTCAAACTGATAGCCTATGTTAAATATCTTCCTTGAGTTTAAGGCTTTTACTACTTCCTGTCTTAAATCAATCAGACCATTTTCATCCACATAGTTTGCTACCAGAGACTTCCATTTAGCCGAAGTGTAGTTGAAGTGCCTACCAAAATCAAATTCGGGGTCTACCAGAGGTTCTTTAATATAAATGACTAAATCATTTAAGTACTGTGCTTTACCAATTCTTTCAATATCCAAACCGGGGGTATTGAACAGGAATAACCTGTTGAGTCCCTCCCAAGCTTTCATACTTGTTTTGAACTGCAACAGGTTATTCTTTAACTTGAACTTACTCATCGGCTTCAGGAGTTAATTCACCGTCTTCCATATCATCTTCCTCTGAAGAAGAGAATGATATTAACTTCTTCCTTTTCTTTTCCCCACTTTCCTCAAGCTTTAGTTTGAGACCATACTTTTCTGTAAACTTTAAGTAGGTCTTTTTTATCATATTACGCTTGAGGATAGATGGGCATACCTCGGGCAATGGAATACCATCCCAATCCCCAATTTCTAAGGCTGAGGCTAACATAGATTTCTGTTTATACCCCAAATCTCTCCTTAATACCTTGAAAGCTCTGAAACTGTTACCATAGGTTTTATAACCTGCTTCATCGCTTGTCATAAGTTTTTTGAGAGATTTACGTATCTTCTTTCTACGTACTTCATCGGTACAGTTCTCTTTCAATAACTCTTTAATATCTTTTCGATTCTGATACAGCAAAATTGTAGTATCATTTGCCCAAGCTGCTTTGATAACCAACTTTAGAGAGAAGTTATCATGGCCATAAATATACTGACCCATACGGCAGAATAGTAGCATATCTATGGGCAACCTTGTAACTATCTCTGAAGAGCGGAGTATTACTGTTATCTCAGGATTTTCAACTCCTATCTTACGAGAGAATATACCACCAACTAAGCAACCTTTGCCACTACCATGATTGTCAGCAAAATGGAACCCAATGTGATAATTCCTGTTTACTGTCTTATTCTCTTCTAACTTCCTTATCATCAGTTTAGCCTGGTCAAGCACATCCAAATCAAGGTAGTTAGTAATCAGCCCAGTCCACTTGGTCATGGTATAACCAAACATCTTACCGAAGTCGAAGTCTGGGTCGAATTTAGCATCAGCTATTTCTACCATCAAGTCGTATGTAAAAAGAGAATCGGTTAGGTTATAACCAACTCCCTCACAAAACCAGTCTGGTTTCTTGATTAAGAAGTTTTCCAGTATCTTTTCCCAAGCATCAGTGGGATTCTTAGCTTTTACAAGATTCATAGTTTCTTAGAAATTTACTAATAGCTGTTTGATGTAACCCTAATCTCTCAGCTATAGCCGATTGTGATAATTTATCCTCGTATCTTAACTTTATAATATCATCTCTTAAGAATACCGTTTTTCCCCTCTTTAGAGATTTTAGGGTATTTGAAATTTTTAACTTTGTGTCTTCTCTTACCTTTCTACCTTTGTTAGCTATGGAGATTAATCTCTTTGTTTCGCTGCTTCTTGGTATACCATAAAAAGGGCTTAGCTTACCCCTTTTACCATACATGGGATTTTCTTTTCCTCTCTTAGCAAATTGTGTAAATCTATTTTCCCTAACTGCCTGTTGAATATTCATTTTCTGGGTTCCCCAGTATAAATTACTTACTCTATTATTCCGTGGATTATTATCTTTATGACATACTATGGGATAGTTGTGAGGATTTGGTATGTAAGCCATAGCTACTAATCTTGATGCTTTAAACCATCGACTTGTACTTGTATCTATACCCCAAGAATGTTTCTTATTCCCCAATAAGTCAGTATTTATCCTCTTGTATAACCTATACTGTAACCTATTATTACATAATTCACCTCTAATTCGTATCCATTTACCTCTCTTATTACTGTATAGCCTGCCACTCTTACTAATATAATAGCATGGCCAACCATCTATATTACTAACTTTCATATTCTATAATACTGTTGTCAATAATTAATAGTAAATTTAGTAATATCAGGTTGGCCATGTATCTAACTAATATAGTGACTTCTGCCGAAATTTATTGATATGGTTCTTCTTAAAATAGATGTAGAATACATCATCTGAACCCATACCTATCCATCCCAAATATCCGCAGAAGTAAATGAAGGCCTTCACTAATTCTGACTGATACTTTAACTCCTGAGTCATTACCTGGGATTGCTTCCATGGTTTATTCTTCAGGAAGTTACGAGCAATGTTCAGATGATGGGTTATCTTCCATAACAGATATGGGTAGTTTACTGAGTACTCCACATGATTGAAGTATCTACCTCCCTCGAGTAACTTTGTGTTATAATCCAGATGTGTTTCCGAATCCATGTTCTCATACCACTTAGTTAGGTCTGTGGCATTGTTATGAAATATAACACTGATATCGCCTTCGTCCATTATCCACATTACTCCAAGATTCATGGCTGTACGCAGGATATCGTCATGGTTCTTGTTTAATGAATCTACTACTGATTGAGTACAATTGTTGTCCTTTACCCACTTCTCCATATATGCCATAATATCTTCTGGCTGTATATTGGCATATATTAACAGTTCTATAAAGAAGTGGATAGCATCCGCATTCTCTTCGTTAGCATTCTGCAGATTATTGAGTATCTCGGTATACTCTATGCAATCTCCTTGGGTTTGTACCAACTTTGCATGATTGGCTTCGAATAAAGCTCTAACATTTTCAAAAGATTCATACCCCTCGGATAACTCCTCAATAACCCGAGCAGTAAAGTCCTTCAATAGGGTTTGAGAAGCCTTTGTATTGATGTCTACCGGATATTGTGGTAACCCCTCTATGCCTATATACCCAGACAAGAGGTTCTTTTGCATTTGATATATCTCTTCTAGATACTTATAGTCGGGAATTATACCCGGTTCTTCTTTAATGTCTCTGCTATCCATGGTCTTACTTATTATCGTGTGCACCAAATCCCTTATCTCCTCTTGTTCCCCAGTTCTTTGCTTTCTCTTCATACTCCTCATTGGTAATCTCTTTCGGTGTTGAGAGTATGATGGGAACGTGTACGAATTGCATTATCTTTTTATCTTCCCATAAAGGTATGTACACGGGTTTATTTGAGGCATTCTGAATACCTATGTGCATTTCTCCTGTGTATGGGCTATCTACTATCTCGGCAGTAAAAGTCAACCCATCTTTAGTAGCAACTCCTGATTTATTTGCTGCCATTAGCATAGATTCCTTGGGATTGATAAGAACTTTTATTCCGGATGGTATTAGTACTCTTCCACCAGGACTGATTTCTACATATATCCCATTGGTTTCTATACTCCTGAATTTCAGACTGCCATTGCTGAACATTCTACGATTGATACCAGTGAAATCCCTCTCGTGTTTTTCTCCCACCTTTAGTATATCATCCATGTATAACTTTGGGATGTAGAAATCCAGACCTGCATCCCCATCATTTGCTCGGTTTGGGGATTTAACATCTCTAATCTTTGTGAACTCTAATTGTACCATGTTATTTACTGTTGAATTTACGATAAATGTCTCTTGCTTCTTTTCGTGATAACTCGAACTTACTCTGAAGCTTATCGAGTATTTCCTTCTTACCTAATTTCTCCCTTACCAGTTTACGGTAATACTTTTTGCAACCTTCTATATCTACCAAAGGTTCCAAATCCTTGAACTGAGTTTCTGCTTCCAGCTCTTTACGAGTCTTACCCATAAGAGCTGTGAACTTAATACAACAGAGTTCGGAATCTCCGCACATCTTACATTCCTTGGTTGAAAGGTCATAGTGTTTACCGAAACAGGGATCTTGTCCTGAACCAAGTTTGGTGATGTCTATGGGTTCAAGAATATCCCCAGTCTCTAATTCCTTTCTTACTTCCTTAAGTTTGTCTTTCTTTTTCTTCGCCATATATTTGATAGTTTGATATCAAGTGATAGTTAATAGGTATTTCAGTGTCATTGATGTAGAATAGTATATGCACTAACTTTCTGGTTCACCATTATACGTGCGTGCGCATTTAAGCTTTAGCTTAAGTTAATACTTACTAAGTAAGTTAAGTATAAGTTTATATAGCTTTAGCTATATAAACCTCTATTAGTATTTAGTATACTAAATACTAATAGAGTTATAAGTGTGGGTATATACGTGCGCATATATGCGTATTACCCTTCCACTCTGATTACCTTTAATTTTTCTTTCTGATAATACATTCGTCTATGGTTACCATGTCTCTTTAGATAATTACCCGGGAATTGAAGATCGTCAAGATAGGCTTTTTTCTTGTTCATGTGAGTTCGTGCAAGACGTCCCAATATCTGTATGGATTTTTCATTAGAATCCATTGATGCAGTATTCTGCAGATATTTTAATTCAGGGAAGTTTTGACCTCTAGAAATAATCGTGGTAGCTATTAGTATATCGATTTTACCTTCTCTAAAAGCTTGTAGAATTTCATCACGCCCTTTGGTATTATGATGTACATATTGTATGTTGTATTGATTCCCGAGATGTTTAACATAATACCGGTAAAGATTTTCACAATGACCTATAAACTTACATACTATCAAAGCTGGTAATCTCTTTCTACCAATGTTATACTTGGTACGATCAAGGGATAGTTTCCAAGCTTTAACATTATCTGATATCACTTCCTTGTATTCTGTTGGGTAATCCACATCTTTAGAGTACTTAAAAGGAGCATATACCAACTTGCAAGTAATAGGGGTAGAATACCCTTTCTCTATCATATCACTTAATTTTATCTGGTTAACCTTATCACCAATAAATGACATGATATTCAGGTTATGTATTAACTTCTTCTTCTGATTACTCATGTAGATGGTACCACTCAAACCTACTCGTATTCTAGAGTTATACAGATGTTGTATTACTGTTTTATATGTTTTATTATCTATCACGTCAGCCTCATCTATAAGTACCATATCTATTTCTGATAAGAATTTTTGGTACCTACTTATATTTGAGGCAAGAGACTGTACCATGCACACATTAAAGTTACCCCAGTCATTGCACTTACTTCCCTGTATGAATGCAACCTTTTCACCGGGTAACAGTTCTGGAATCTCTTTTTTGAACTGCTTAAATAAGTCTGCACTGTTCAACAACAATACAGTTTTCAATTTCCTCTTGAAAGCCTGGTGTAATCCACAGAACACCAAAGTCTTTCCGAAATTAACTGCCAAATCAGATGCACAGATAAGAAAAGGAGTATCTCCAACTCGATTATTTAGAATCTTTTCTAGAGCTTCTTTTTGTACTTCCCGTAATTCTTTATCTCCAAGTATTGTTGGAATTACTGGTTTAACTCCTAACTGGGGTCTATTATCTATGATTTTAACCTCCTGTCCCGTTTTAAGGCATTCATTGTAAACCCTATTTAGAAGACCTATTTTGAATTGCCCATAATCAGAGATATATTTTACGTAACCATCCCAGTTCTTTGCCCTGCTATACATCATTATATGCCAAGCGTCCGGATGCTTAATCCGGAACATTTCATACAACTTATTTGTGAACTTAGCAGGGCCAGATAATTCACAAACATTGCAGTTCTTTATGGTTATAGTTATCATACCTTATTTCTTGAAAGCATCCCAATCTACATGTTCTGATTTAGGCCGAGATACTATATTAAATCTTGCCATGTAATTAATAACTCTTTGTCTAGCCTTGTCATTCGATAAATCTTCTATCTTAGGTATTCCATTACAGAATTCTAAAGCATAGAACTGAGCTTGAACAAAGGTTTCATAGTCAACTCCAACTTCATCAGCTAATTTTCTTGCTCTTACAAACCATACATACTCTTGAGGGTTTTTATCGTAAGTATTGTTAATCCCTATTCTGTCAAGAATCTCTTTAGTATAATATTCATATACTTCTCGGGTATACTGGGGAGCTGAATCTTCTTTTACTTCTCGATCTGCTTCGTATACATCCATAATCCAATTAACTCTCTGATGTAACCAATTAGCACAGAAGTTATAGTTCACCCTCTTTGCTTGAGACATGAGCTTAATACCAGTTGTTACAAACTCAATATATCCTTGACGAGGTTCAAACCCAAACTTTTGACAGAACTCGTTTACAACAGGTACTAATTCTTTTACTGATGCCCATTGTAAATCTGTTTGCTTTATTTTAGTTACTCCGATGTGTTTGAGTTGGACTCTAGTAGAATAGATGATATCTGCTAATAAGTTTGCATCTCCTATACTTCCTGAAGCTCTACGAACAGCTTGAGTTTGTACCCTTTTATCCTCTCCTACCACTGAACGATGGTCCAAAGAGTATTGCCTGGCTTTAGTGAAGAACTCATCTACGAATTCTTCAGATACTCTACCCCCCATTTCCTTCCATAATTTACGGAATAAAGTTTTAGAGATATGTATAGAAGGTTCTCGTTGTGCCATTATAATTTTAACTGTGATTTTATAGTTAAAAGTTCTTGATAAGTCTGATATGTCGTCTCTCGTACATATTCTAAAGTCCTTTGTTTACCCAGTGAATTGACATCCTCATTATCTGGTAAGAATACCACTTTTACTTTTTTGAATGGTACCAACTTGAAAGCCAGGTCCAATGCCTTATCTTTAGCATCAGGGTCAATCAATATTATAAACTTCTCTACCGGACTCTTGATGAACTTGTTTACTTGATATCTGCTGACTGCCTTACCTCCGGTTGCAATCCCATTCTCTCCCAAAGTTTCAGCATTGATTGCACCCTCACAAATATAAATGGTTCGGTATATTTCTAGAGCATCTGCATTATATATAATAAAACTCTTTCCCAAACCCGTTACATCTACTTCTGGATTGTTATATTTGGGGCCAGCGCCCATATATAATCGGGCATTGAAGTAAGTTAATTGCCCATGCTCTGTAAAAGGAATAATGATATATCCAAGATACTTACCTGTATTACAATATCCCCATCCTTTACGAGCTAACTCCTCTATCTTAAACCCTCGTTTCTTAAGATAATTCCTGGCAGACCTTGCCAATAGAGAAGTACCCATGGATATATTCTTAAAGCCATCAGGAAGGAAAAACTCTTTCTTACCTTTTAACTCAACCTTCTCTTCTTTGAATACATATCCAGAATAATCTCCCGATTCGAGTATAGATAATACTTCTTGAAAACTATCAGTACTCTCTAGATACATTACCAGACTTAAGGGAGATGGATGCTCACCACACTTAAAACAATTACATCGATTGTTTGAAAGATTAATGCCAAACTTCTTTTCTCCTCCACAGTAGGGACAGTCTGACTTCATCCATGAATTGCGGTAGTCGAAGGCTCCGATCTTCTTAATGAAGTACTGGTGCATCTTACCTTTTATATTGCTGTTAAGTCTCATATCGTAAACGAAAATACCCGACCATGAATAACATAGCCGGGTAATTATTACTTATTAACTGGTAACTTCTGACATAATTCAGGAACTAGATGATGGATTATATATCCTCTACGAATCTTCACTAATTCTACTTTGGCTTCTTCTAACCTTAGGAAAGAATTCTTATAAGGTACCTCATACCTATCCATGTCTTTATACCCCATAGTCCTATAGTTGGGAGTAACCTTATTCCAATTTATAGAGGCCTTTTCTGAAGAGATTGGTACCCACTCACGGAAGAATACTCCTAAACTATACCTCTCTTCAATTGGACATACAACTTGATATCTGTTACCTGGTTGCCTTCTTAAACATATCTCTTTGGAAGCTCTCCTACGAAATATCTTCAATAACCTTACATTCATAACTACATGTGTTCAGTAGCTTGGAATACGCCAATATGAATATTATAATGACAGTGAGGGCAAGTGATGCACTCTTCTCCATTATGATCTGGACCATAACTTAAATCCAAAAATACTTCCTTCTCATTGAAAGCTACCTTGGAATTACAATTTTTACAAACTGTAGTCCTCTCCTGAATTTTAAGAGGCTCTGTAGTAATAACTCGTGCCATACAATTTTAATTATTTAAGGTTTAACTAAATATCACCTGAGGTTTTACTTCTCTTTTCTGGGTCTGCGTTGGGATTACTTACCCTTTTCTTTTTCTTAAGTAAATCATCTACCTGTTTACCCATGGACTCATCATATTTTGCTCTGGCCTCTTTAGAGAACTCCTTCATACGTTGTCTTTCTGGGTCCATATTAAACATTACTCTACCAGATGGAACTCCATCACGTTGAACTACAACTTCCATTCTCATGATGTTATGCTCTTCTTCGTCTTGAGTAGAATTTAATCCCATGACGCATTTTGCATTCCTTATTATAGAAATAGCGGATGCTATATCATTATCCTCGTATCTGGTTTCTTGATGCTTAGCACCTTCTCGGGTAACATGTTGGGCAGTCCAAATGGCATCTAACCCTAACTCCTCGCCCATATTATCCAGGTCAATGTATACATTGTTGATACGTTCTACATCATCCCTATCCCGGGCAATAGAAGCTAACTTTGCAGCATAGTCAACCATTATGACATTCACCTTGATACCTTTCTCGGTTTCCAGTTTCCTAACCAAGTTAATAATGGTATTACAATCCGCAATGGTTGCAGGTACACGCTCCACAATAAACTCTACACCAAGACGTTTATATTTACGCATGTGCCTTTGCTCCATCTTATCATAATCACCAGTTAACATCTCCCTCTTGGTCTTATTGAGAGTAGACTGTATCATACGATCCATTAACTGGTTCTTACCATTTTCAGTATCTATGTATAGAACATTCTTCTTCATTGCCAGATATCCCCGGGCAATATTGATAAGTGCAAATGTCTTTCTCCGTTTAGGGCGATCAATCAAAACGAAAAGAGAATTCTTGGGATATCCATCTCCATTACCCAACCTATTCAACTGCCAAAATGGAGTGGGAACTACATCTGGGTCAACCTTTCGCATAAGTTGTCGCATTGCAGTTCCACTAACCATTAACAAAGGTTCGTCCTTCTTTTGGGGTTTTGAACTTTGTAGAATCTTAGTTAGTTTAGCTTGATAGGTTTCGTAAGAATTGTAATCAGAGAAGTCCATACCTTCATTTAAGGCTTTCAATTCAATGTAGGCAATAAACTTGTGTATGTTCTCCAGAACAATATCTACATCTTTTAGAGGCTTATTATAAAGTTCAGATATTAAACTATGAATATTAGGGATATCATCCTTGGTAACTAAGTCTACATAATCCTTACCTTCTAACAAAGTTTTAACCTGCTCAACCATTAAGACCTCACTTGGTATTCGTTGGTATTTCTTTACGAATTTTACCAAGGCCTCTACTACTATTGAGTGTTCAATTAAAGTAAAGTACCCAGGTTTTATCTTTGTAACATATAGAAGAGCTTCCTTCCCTTGTACCAAAAACCTAAGTACTTCTAATTGAAACTCGATAGAGAACGTAAACTTGTCACAGGAGTTTAACCTCTTCTTTACCCTATTTTGTTTCATATATTATATAATATTCATGAGTGTATAATCAATAGTATCTGCTAGATAATATAGTTCTCCAAGCTCATCTTTGAACATTCTTGAACACAGACGGTGAAATAATTTTGATAAAATTCATACAAGTTGTTACTTTATTATTTATATTTGCATTGTTAAAAATCTTTACTACTATGAAAGGCAACAACGGAAGTGAACTACATCGCTTGACAGAATTAAAACCTTATGATGAGGATTTGTTTAATAGGTTATATAAAACCTGCAAACCCTTAATCCGTAGACTGACGAGAGGAGTTAATTCCAGAAGATTTAATCTCACACCAGATATTATTAACTCTTTTTTCTGGGATAAGTTCTTGTATGTATTTAATAAATACCAAGACGAATACGATGAAGAAAGGTTGAAAGCAACTCTCTTATCTTCCCTGCAAACTTATAAAAGTAAGTTACTGAGGAATGCTTATACTAAGCAAGCAGAGTTTAACCAGGAGTTAACTTCTTTCGAAGTGTTATTTGACAATAATAAGGAGCTACTTGATGATTCTGATGAGACCAGAATAAAGGAGGAACAGTCTCAAAGATTCCATCAGTACATGAAAGAACACCTTACACCCGATGAGTATCTGGTTATGCAGATACAACTTGAGCCTCCCAAATGGTTTGAATCCCGTATCAAGGATTCTCATGGCAAGCTTTCTATATTGCATCTTATAGACTACTTTGAATTACCTCGGGATAAGTTTGCAGTTAATATGTTTTCCCGGATGAGAAAAACCATTCAGAGGGTTTTAGAACAAGCTGCAGTAGACCTTAAACAATGAAAAAGGCCAGAGCAAGGTTATTGCTAACCTCACCCCGGCCCCACTTAACCAACTCAACTATGGTTCAGTTTACAATATAGGCACATAACCCTCGGCTTGTATACCCGCATATTCTTCCCCAGTTCTATCAGAGATGGGTATAGTAATCATATGGGCTACTTCTACCCATGCTTCCGGACCAGATGCTTTAGTTACTGTACCCACTGATGCCTTAACCCTTGCTACGGAGTTAGTTATCTCTAACCATGAAGTATATTTAGAGAACTCACAATCTTCACTTGAGGATAATTCTGGCTTTATATCTCTGGCCTTAAAAGTAGACGGCATAGCCATCATTACTCGAGTTATACTTTCAGAACTGTTCCCTAACCTCAGTATTTCTGATAGCATCAAGGACATCCTTGAATTCTTAGAAAATAACTTGGATAAATCATAGGTCAAACCCGCATTACTAGTTCCCTTACTGTATAAGTATACTACTACTCTTAGGGTTAAAGTAGATGTACCCATTAAAGCTTTTATATAAGCATAATGGTTAGGAGAGCTAGTTGTACTAAATGATAAATTACCACTATCTGCTACTTCTACTTTTCCTAATCTACTGTGTAACCTTTTCAAATTCATAGCTACTCTCCATCCGATAGCAGCATCAGGATTCATAAGTTGATAGAACCCAGTAGGTACACATATACTCCCATTACTATAGGCAGAAAATTGAGGGAGTATACAACCCACTAATTTCCAAGTTTCTTTACCACGGGGGGGAGATACAAAACTATATTCCATGGCCCCCTCTGAATTGGGTTTAAAGCTTACAGTGCCTATGTCCCATTTGTCCGTGGGTACCTGTTGGGTTTTACTATCTATATCTATCTCGGGAGATACGAAAATACCCATAGCATCTGATGACTCATACCACTGATAATTAAGGGTTTTGGTTACTGGTCTAGCTGCAACAAAGTTAGAACCATTTATATTTAGCTTAGTAAAAATAAAACCCTCATTATTATCCGAAGAAGCTGAGTCCTTAGATACTACTACTTCTATGCCTTGACCTAGAGAAGAGATTAAGTTATTCACATGACTCATTAAATAATTAACATCTCCGGGAACTGTACTTTCCTCCAGAACTTTTACCCTAGCCTTGAGGTCAAGAATATCCAAAGGATTCATTCCGTATGGCTTTACAGGGAATTGACCATGGATAGGTACCAAACACAAAGTGTAATTCAATGAAGACATAATAGACTTATATCTTTGATTGCTTGGGTCACTATTCCATTCAGGTCTCCATCCAACCAAGTATACTCCTATGAGAGAATCTACATTCTTGTTGAAAGGCATCCCTGAATCAGCCAGGAGTTCTAACATCCTTTCATAATCCCAAGAAAGTACCTCATCAAGGCCATACACCTTGTCAAAGGTTAACCACCCACAGGTGAAGTTAGTTACACTGGGGGGATTTTCACTTCCATCGGGACGATAGGTATGAGTTGCTTTTACAGCAAATGCCACCAGCTTCTGAGGATTACTTAGACTTGGCCATCCACCCGATGGTTGTACTCCATTAAAGGTAAGTACATCCGGAGCTATGTGACATAACCCATCAGGAGTGGTGTAGGCATTGAATACTTGGCCTGCAGTGTTATCCTTATTTGAAAGAAATACCCTACGAGCTCTTCCCAAGATATTAGCCACTCCAGAAGGTAATGTACTCGGCTTCTTGAATACACTGGTTATGGTTACATTCTGTTGGGTAGTATCTACCCAGTCGAAGCCGCAAATAGGACCGGTACCAGCCGTTATGGCAAGAGGTTCCATAACCTCTTTAGATTCTATCAAATCTCCGTAGACTTGGTAGAACCTCGGTTGTACTATCCCATCTACTACTTCGGTTACATTATTCTGTGCCATGGTTATATTTTTAACTTATCGAGGTTCTCATCGATGAATATTAAGGCCTTGGTTAAGGATTCTACCAGTTTCTGGTTCACTGAGTCATCTTCGAGTAGAGCCACGTCATCGGGATTATCCTGGAATAACCACTCGAGAAGTACTCCCCAGTAGTTGTTGCCCATCAGTACAGTGAAATTGGCTTCCTTATCAGGGTCACCGTCTGATGAGTCTGTTCTGTGTTTATAACCATCTGTAGTGGGGAAGTCTTCCTGCAGTTGTTCGAATATTACTGTAGCAAATAAATCCGAACGGGTTTGTCCTTTGGTGGTATATATTTCAAATCCCCGGGCAGTGCACCATTCATTTCCCATGCCTGCGGCATTGTTATGAAGTGAGAGCAGAAATTTAGTTCCCCCTCGAGGAGTATCTAAATTATTTGCAATCTCTTTTCTTCTAGACAACCCGATTTCGGTGTCTTTGGTATTGGTGAATGCTACTTCAAAACCCTCATGTTTGAGACTTTCAGCTAACATTTTACCTACTTTCCTACTCCACAGGTATTCCTTGTGTCTACCGTCTGGAGATTGTTTCCCGGCCACATCTGACCCATGAGCAAAGTCAATGATGGGCAATAATCTTCGTGCCATGTTATAGTTTTTTAAGATACATTAACTTTAATCCATTTAGATACATACCCACTGATTGGTCCATATTGGATATTGTGAATTGGTCCTTCGGTATATATATCTGTTCTATTACCATATCTTTAATTGCCTCGTTATCTTGAGGCTCAAAGATATTTGCCAGAGATTTACCATTACAAGTGAAGTTTGATAGTAATCCACATAGTTCGGAATACTCATTATTCACCAAGCTCTCTACCTTCTTTACAGTTGACTCTTTGTTGTCTATATGATTCTCAAATCTGATTCGCAGTATCGCATACTTCAGGATGTGCCCCAAGCAATTGAATTCCCTACGTATCAGTATCTGAGCTTCAGTTATACCTATGGTAGAGTCAGCAGCTCCATCAAAGAATTCCTTTACCTGTTGTGATGATTCTGATACCACGGTTACCTTTTTATTTAGGTTCCAGATGGTATATATAAACATTACTACCATTACAAGAACTAATACCATGAAGATACCGAATATCACTTTGAGTGCCCCATAATTAGAGGCAGCTTCAGCCAGTTCAATCGAAGATTTAGTTAGAGATTGAACTACATGGTCAAGTTTGGGATCTTCTTGAGCAAAAGAAGATAATAAAGCTATTAGAGGCGCATTAAGCATATACAATGTAGATTACGGCAGTAGTTTGTTCAAATACAACAGAACTGTCCTTGGGTTCAAAATATTTTACATTTACGGGTAGGTACTTATTGACAATGTTTACCAGAGTCTCTCTTACCTTGTCACTGTAGTCGGAGGGATGTTCTGATTGTATTTGTTCCTTTTCAGCCTCTATCTCTTCTTCAGTGGCATCGGGATTCATCAGCTTCCACTCTTCCAACAATTGTTCTTGAATCTCCTGGTCTTTCCTTACCATAAAATCCCATTGACCCTTTGGTATACCAATAGTGAGAATCATTGGGACACATTCCCAACAATCCGTTTCAGTATCGTAGGTAGCTGAAGGAGTATCGAAGTGAGAGATAGTATCATAGTTTACAGAACCATCGCCTATTGCCTGGGCTACTGATGCTTTGGTACTTTCATCTACTTCTGTGAGAGTAAAGGTCACTCCATAAAAACGGCCTAATATTTCATAAAACCGTCTAGTGCCTCGTATCTTGTACAAGGATATGGCGTATCTTAGAACTAGCCGGTAATCCGCGGTAGGAAAACCCCTATCTTCTTTTACCCAATTCTCTAGATTCTTCTCTGTATAAGGTTCTCCCTTAGTTAATACGCCATAGGCATACGGTATGAACCCAAAGTATTCCCATAGATAGTTCAGGAATATAGGATTAGCTTTATCCACATCCAAACATTCCATGAAATTATCTATATCGGGCATTACCTCAGTATCGAAATAACCCGAACATACATCTATGAACCTTTCGAATATACCTTTGCCTTCTGAATCCTGGTAGGTATCATTGGATTTATAGTAATGGTCGAAAAGGTTACTGAAGATGTAATCCCTGAAGAATGTCTTCGCTGGATTAAACCACTTCATTGATTATGAGTGTTATGTTATCCGAACTGATAGTGGGGATATTGTAGTTGTGAGGAATCAGGTCTACCAATCTGCCGTTGCTTCCCATCGGTTGGGTGGTTAATTGATATACTGTTCCGTTTTCGTAGTTTGCATTTTCAACCGGTAAGTTGATTGTAAGGCTGAACTTTGACTTGGTCAGAGTTACCTCGAGAGGTTTACCATATTGACCAGAGTATAGAGCATTACCCGACAAGTCCTTGTTAGCATACACCTTGTAGAAGGCATTGCCGTTTTCTATTACGGTCTGTATGTAACAATTCTCAAAATCAGATTCCGGAGTAGAGGTTGTAAATGATATCATCTTGAAGTAGGTGATATTCAGTGCGGGCACTGATACTATCTCTTCCGTATTCTGAGAGTTGATATTTATGGCTATCGGGTACGGCAGTAAGTACAGCTCGGTTATGGTAAGGAAATCAACCATGGGCTGATTATCCATGAGAGCATACAAGTCAGACTGTCTTACCGGTTTATTGATATCAGAGTTCTGATAGTTATAAGCGTCCAACAATGCTTTCTTTACCTGGTTGCTTATATCTATGGATTTGAAAGACTTCCTACCAGTAATTTCAGCCGAAAGGTAAATCTTGGCTGCATGTGTAGAATACACACTTACTCGAGTGGTTAACACCTTAGAAGATTCCATCCTTTGCTTTACATTGTTAATAAGCTCGGTGCTTGCTTCTGAACCACCCTCTGGAGTGATATATACTTCTACATATTTTCCACAGATGTAGTTACAGTAAGCTTTATCTACTCCATCTATTAACATGGCTATGGCCTCATAATCTTCTTTGGTGATGGCCACTCCCAGAGTCTTAATACTTAATGGTATATGCTCTTTGAGGGTATCAAAATCCTCATAGTCAGAGCCCCCGGTAGCAGCTATAGTATTGGTTAGAGTAAGGCCAGAAGTTACATCGGTCATTACATCTGGAACTTTGTCGAATTGGTTTGCCGGTATATTACCGTTTGCACCATACGTAAGATAGTACTGCCCCTTGATGAGTGAACCTATGGTTGGTTTCCTACCAAACTGACCATCACCAAATACCAGGTACGGAGTGAGAGTAGTATCAAGTTCTACCTTGTACACCTTATCACCAGGACCTGAATAAGCAAAAGTATCCACCAAGGTCCAAGCTTCTCCACCAATAGTAAGTACCATAGAACCTTCTACATACTTCTTATCCGTGGGCAAATCTCCCAAGGTTATGATAATGTCATGAGAAGTATAAGTACCCAGTTCTACTTCCTCCACAGCCTCCTTTTGAGCTACTGGTACTTTATAAGTATAAGTACCCCTTTCGATAGTTACATTACGAGTAGTTATCCACTGTTTACCATCCTTTGAATTAAAAATGGTGTTCTGCGGTACTTGTATATCTACAGGGAAAGGACTTCCATCTTGCATGTAAACAGTTAAGTCTACTGAAGAGGGGATGGCTGATTTTATATGATAATCCACCAGCTTAGCATGTTTGTACAGAGATGAATACCTTCGACAAGTTGGGAGGAAAGCTTCCCTTGCCATACCGTCGATGTAGTAATGTATTACCTCGGCAATACCTGCAAATATTGAGAGTGTAAGGATGAAGATATTACCTTCACTCATATCCGTTATCTCTGGAACCCTTTCATTCAGAGATTGAATCAGTTTGGCTTTTATGTCATTATATGACCTCTGAAAAGGGGTGAGCCAAGGGTTGCTAGTAGACATTTGTTGTAGAGTTATTTAAGTTATACTGAAAGTTTAACTCTTCTACCCTTTGAGAGTTCTGTACCTTGAAATATATCAAGAGTCTTATAGATTCCTTGGTGGGTTTCAGAGCGAATACCTTTAATGCAGTTATCCGAGGTTCCCAAGCTGCTATGCCATCCTTCACGAAATTTTTAATCATGAGATTGAGAGCACTGGTGTTAGGTTCTTCCAAACATTCCCAAGTTCGAGAACCAAAGTCCTCTTGCCTGAACCTTTGGCCTATCTGATAGGTTAGGATAGCTGTGAGATTCTGCTTTATTAAAGCAACATCCCCTCGGAGTATATACCACCCTATCTTTGGTACTACTCTTCCATCTGGCAGCTGTACTGATTCTGGTTTCCCATCACTCCCGAGGGCTTGTTCAAGCTTTATCGGGAAATAGGCACCACTACCAATAGTGTTGAGTTGATTATAGTTTGCCATTAGTTAGGTTGTTTAATTGTTTCACTTTCAATATCCTCCACCTTGGTCTCTTCCAATTTAGAACCAGCCCAAGATGCAGCAGCAGTCTTCAAAGCACCACCACCGTCCTGAGGTTTAGGTACCCAGTTAGTAAATGTCTGCTTTATTTTATTTAGGTCTTGCTCAATTTTATTTAACCTCCCTACTACCGAATTGGATTCAGGAATACCAACTTCTCCCCCCTGCATTATAATGTTATTCGCATCGACGTTTATGTTACCGTCTAGAGACTTAACAATTATATCTTGTTGGATTATTGCAGTTAATACTCCCGATTCACTTTCATCCAGTATAATCCTATTGCCTTTGGGTGTAATAAACCCAAGTACATGGGGTTTGTCTAAGTCAGGAGGCATCTCTCCGATTGCCCAGCCATGATAAGACCAGAGGGGGTGTCTTGGGTCTCCATTTTCAAATTCTACATATACTATAGAACCTTCACGAGGAGATAACCATTTGAATCCAGAACCAGGACCTCCTTGTTGATGCTTAGGATAGGCCCATACTTCTACACCTCTTAGTATACTCGGGAGATGTACACATACCTTGTTTTGAGAGTCAGGGTCATTAGAAGTTATTACTATACCTCGATAGGTAGAATAGAATCTTCCAATGGCCTCTATACCTCTTTGTTGAATTATTTCGTATAAGGTCATTATTCTCTTGGGCTTATGTTCCTACCTACTTGAAAGTCAATTCTTGAATCTACCTCTACTTTATAATCAGCAGGGTTGTCGGGGTTCTGACGTACCACAATTTGACGACCAGCTCTTTGAGGATTCTCCTTGTCCTCTTCTGTCCAAGTTGAAGCTCGGTATCTAGCCACCTCAGCCTTAATCTTACTTGGTATTTTCCAAGCACCCGTAGTATAAGACTCTTCAGCTATGTCATGAGCTTTTTGGAATACTTCCTGAGTATTGACAGAAGTAGATATTCGATTCAGTATAGAGTTACGTGACTTCTTCTCAAAAGTAACCTCAGTGAAATATCCCCCGGTATCAAAGCTATGTTCAACCTCTTTTGCATACCAGTCACCAGAGTACTTTTTACCGACATTCTTTATCTCAATGATTTGAGAAGACTTCATATCGGGGTTACCAACGAACTTGGCTTTTGCTTTAATTTGACTATTCACCGATTCGATGATGTCATTAGACATGAAGCTTCCCATGGTTGTGAATAAAGGGTCAGCTACTACTCGTACACCTGGTACTTGTATTTCTAATTCCATTTCGGCTAATACCTTAGAACGGTCTGAACCGGGATGGTCATAAGGATAATCTCCGTAAGGTCTCTCCTGAGAAGACCCCTGGATGACCAAGCTTACATCGGTTCTCTTCTTCAAAGCATTGTAACCTTGTCTCCATCTATTCTGCCAGTAAGCTGTACTACTGTTAGGAGCATAATCTATGGGATTAAGCTTTACCAGTACTTTTCTCCGAATGACAAAGTTAGATACCTCATCTGGAGGCTGAGGAAGTTCTACATCGGTTTTACCTGAACGTATAGCATCTTCAAACTTTTTTAATTCATCCTGATACTTTTTCCACTCGGCTTCTATCTGAGAGTTGTATGATTTAACTTCGGCTTCAGTTAGCGAAGGATTAGAAGATATCTTCTGTTTAGCATCAGTTATAGAATTATATACTGGGGGTTTTTTAGAAGAATTGTTTACTTTACGACAAGTAGAAGTACTCGGTACTATAGCTCTTTCAAACTTTGCCATTCTAGTAACATCCCTCTGCTGCCTTGGCACTCCAGGTTTATTCTCTTTTACATAAGCATCTGGCTTACATGGGTCATCGTTAGTAGGTATACATTGAACTACTTCTGTTTCTACAGTTTTGGTATCTGGGTCTATACTTGAAGCTTTACCAGCTTCTATACTCTGTACGTATTTAGTTTGAATCCTAAACTCGAGTAATTCTCCGGTTCCACCGGCATAAGTGTATGCAAATACGGTTTTACCTGACTGCTTTCCATTATGTATCTCTATCTTGTTATCACGAGTGTCTACAAAATTCGGGCCTCCTGACATAGCCTTAGCTATACCCACTAACTGAGAGTATTTGTTTAAGAATGTAGCCGAACCTGCAATTACAGTACCTTCTGCAAATGTGGCCGGTATTATCTTTAACTTATATCTATCAGGGTCCTGAGCAGGTTTAGAAAGGTTCTCTGGAGTCAATTCAAGTATTTTTACTCCTACTAACCCATCATCTATCTCCTCAGAGTTTTGTATTTTTGTATAACAAGGTAAGCAAGGCTTACTTTTCTCTTTGCTCTGTTTTGCCATCACATGGTTGATTATCGGTTATTACCAGAGCTGTACCAGCTTTCTGAGAGTAATCCGTTACAATTAAAGGCATCTTACCCAAGGCTAATTCCTTGAATACCTCCAAGTACTCGGTTTTATTACCCACAAATTTTGAAGGTTCGGCTTCCAAGAACATCTTTGCATCAGCAAATTCTATGGTAAACTTTACTCCCTCTGGTGTAAACTCTATCTGATGACTCTTTATGTTGACCAATCTTACAGGACCGGATTTGAAAGAGCTGTCACTGAATATCCATCCCCACTGTATCTTCAAGGGCATCTTGAATTGTAAAGAGGGATGGTCCACTATTCCTACAAAGTCAGTTACTATAGTAAACTTACCTTTGTCTCCTTTACCTTCTGTGTACTTGTAGTTGAAGTTCTCGACTTCCATACCGATGGGAATGCCATTGAACTCGTCCATAATAGGAGAGCCAGCTCCATCGAATATGGCAAGGTATGGAGTACCATTACCGTTTACGAGAATGGGTTTACTATCCTCCATAATTCGGTATGATTAACTCCATATCCTCATGAACATCTTCGAAAGGATTGAGAATATCATTGGCATCCGCAATTACTCCCCACATTCCAGAATCTCCATAGTATTTGAAGGCGATGTTTTGGATTGTTTCTCCTTCAAGTACCGAATGAATTATATGGTCTGAAGATATTGCAGATATATTCCTTTCCAAAGATACATCCCCGTCTGGGAACTTTATTACATAACTGTCCTCATAGGGACTTGTTCCTGGGATAGTAACCATAAGTATTTAATTTTGTGTGCCTACTCTCTCCGTATCGGAGTTTTCTAGAGAATTTACTTCCCCACCATCATAGATTACTCCAGGCGTATACTGCAACTTACTAGCAGGGATTATTTCTTCCCAAGTTCGATTGTTTTTAGTTACCCTTTTGAAGGTGAGTGTTTGGGTTGCACAATTAGGTAGTAGCTTAAGGTCAAAAGGTTGACTTACAGTACTTGCAATCCTCTGACCAGTCTCTGGGTCATTATCATACCTTTTCCTCATACGAGCTGCATTTTGAAAATGAGTTAATTCATATGGAGCTGAAGCTAGTATGAAAAGGTCGTCTTCAAATAATCCAGAATTACCCCACTGAATTCTTAGGGTAGGGGGTGATGCAGAATAACCGTCAGCTCTTGCCCAGGATTCGAGCAATCTACATTTATTCACCACATCGTCTCTGTGTTCAGCATCTACTGAATACCAAGAGATGTCGAATGTTATTGTATCTTCTCCTCCAGTGTAGAAATAAAAGGGGTTATTACGTCCCATGGATTTAACTGCAGCCCAAGTAGCATTAGGTTCTACTCGTAATCTGTCAGGCCTGTTTTGAATCACTAAACTTACAGCGGGTGATACATTCAGGTTAGCAATAACAATGTCGTTCTTTATCAGTTCAGAAGTCAACTTGTTTGCTACAGTATAATCTATGGACTTAGCCTTCAAAATCTGTTCAGGAGAAACCCCAGCTGTTTCAGCAGCTATACGATTCTGAGTCCAAGGGTCCTGAGCCTGAGCTAAAGAGAACGAACCCTTTCGGGCTACATGCAGATTCTTTGCGTCATAGGCTTTACCCATCTTATTGGGTTCTGCCTTAGCCATTGGAGAAGTAGCCCTGTTTATGAGTATCAGGGCTCTCCATACTTTATTGAGAGGAGATTGGAATATCCTCCCTTGCTCAAGGTCAACTACTTCTTGAGCTACTTTTCCTAAAGGTTTTCCTATGAGCGATGCCATGATTTATTAGTTTACTCCAGCAGCTACATTTATCTCTGAATCTCTTTCACCAAGGTACTCTTCCAGGAACTTCTTACCATCCATATTGATAGTTAAGTGAGTACCTCTATTTTCCCGATTGTTGAGCTTATCAGTATAAACTCCGAGCATCTGTACTAACCACCGTATCTCTTGGATAGTTAACATTTGGAGATTATCCTTTTGTTTATAACCCTCTCGGCTGGCTTTGATAGCAGATGCCAGGTCATTTGTAGCCCTGGTATTTTCATCTTGAGCAGACTTGTTACCTTTAATAGCACTGTATATCATGGGCCCAAATATGGATATACCAGTAATAGCTAACCCAAGTGGACCTCCGAATAACCCGAGTAATCTAGAACCAAATCCCAGTATGCCTCTACCCACAGAAGCCAAAGCTCCTCGGGATGCCGCACCTGCTGCTGCCCCTGCAGCGGTACCCATTAAACCCCGAGTCATCTGACCCGCATTAGTAGTAGTAACCATTGCAGCAGGTACTGGAGTCCATCCAGAAGCTCCTCTACCAGTTTGGGCATAGTATCTACCATTGGCTCCCATTTTTGCTGGAATATTACCATTATAGAAATAACCGGGTAATCCAGCCATACCTGCAATGATAGTCGCACTTGCTCCAATACCAGCTTTCCTTTGAGCTATGATGGCTCTCTCCATGTTTAAATAACCCTGAGCAGACATAGTGGCTTGAGACCAGCCGCCCATCATTAACCTTATCATGGTTTTGAAGGATACTTGAGAGTCACCATTCAGTAATAACCAACGTGCTCTCAGTCCCATCCAAATAGAACCTATCTTTAAACCAACTGCAGCTATAGCAGCAAATCCCGCTATCCATGGACCAAATGGAGTTGCCATTAGGTCACGAAGCTGAGATATGGCCCAACCGAGCATATCCAGAAATCCCATTATAATAGGATTCTTACCCAGGGCTTCACTGAAAGTAGTCATAAGGTTCTCGGCAGCAGATTGGATAATATCAATTTTACCTGCAAGGGTTTCCATTCGTTTCCCTACTACCTCTTCAGCAAATCCCGCAGAATTGTTTTGTATCTTATTTAACAGGTCAAAGTAACCTTCAGTATCACGCATGATTGCAACTGCAGCACGCATACCACGTACACCGAAGATACTCTTGAATACAGCATTCTGGTCTATAGTAGACAATCCTTGAGTAGCTTCTTCTATTTTACCTAAGATTATGGCAAAATCTTGAAGGTCTCCATTGGCATCTACAAAATCCTGTTTACTCAGTCCTAATCTAGCTAAAGCCTTAGCTCCCTTAAAGTTAGGATTGGTTAATGACTGAGTCAGGTAGTCTGCCATATTTCTTATAGAAGTACCTGCCATAGAACCCTGAATACCTGCATTACCCAGAGTACCTATCATGGCAGCTACTTGTGGTAACTGCTGTCTCAGAGTTACCATGGATGCAGCTGAGTATTTTATAGATTCAGCTAAGTCTGCCATGGATACATTTGATGACATAGCCGCCTTAGTAAGCTGGTCTCCAACTACATTAGCTGCATTTTGACCCTCTAATTTGAAGGTCCTCATGATATTGGTCAGTAAGTCAGCTGTGCCTCCTTTACCTCCCAACTCCATGCCCGTGGCATTAGCCATCATGGCTGCACCAGATATCATTTGCTGAATCTGGTTTGCATCATTACCTGCCATTGCCAAGTATTTCATACCTGAAGCTATATCCCTTGACATGAACATGGTCCTTAAACCTAATGTCTGGGCAGTTTCGGATAACCCAGACATTTGATTTTCGGTAGCTCCAGATATAGCTCCCACTGAAGTCATCATGTCTATGAAATCAGCTCCGGTTTCTATAGTAGTGGTTAATGTTGATACTATCGAACTGGCCACACCACTGGCTATATTAGCGTACGACTGAACTGCGGTTAAGTTAGCCTGTACAGCATTCTTAGCATCCCTATGTAAACCTCGGATGACTGAGCTAGCTTCTCTTGCCTGGTTTGAAAACCTATCTTGAAGGACAAGGGCCACACCTATCTCTAGTTGTCCTGCAGAAGGACTACCACTTGTAAAAGCCATATAGTTTCAGATTTATCGAACAAAAGAGAGCTGCCCTACTTTCCTTTGGGCAGCTCTTTCTCAAGGGCATTGTAATATGCTTCGGCGGCTTCTATAAATTTCTTCCTTCGCCGCCAGGGGAGCTTTGCTAGAGTGTTAAAGTCAATACTAATATTAGCTTTAACAATGTATAGATATACATCTTCTAGTTCTCCCGTGGGTAGAAAAAATTATCTACCGCCATCACTGGTACCATAATCTTCTGTCCCGTTTCGGGGTCTTCGATTTGAGTAGTACCGTGGAATAGGGGGTCAAACCCTTTGATAGCAGACCTTATGTCCATCATATCTTTTGGGCTGAACATCCGGAAGTTCTTCACGGGTTCATAGTTGTCACCAACCCTCAGTTTGAGATTACGAGCGACTAACTCCTGATTTTTGGTACGTTCACTTGCGGGGAGATTTAAGACGTAGGCTTCCCCGCGGGCATTGAGGAGGTCGAAGCACATATCTTTCCCACTTTTAGTAGTGAACTGTATTTCCGAGGTTTGTTTAGGTACTGGGTAGAATGGGATAGCGTTAGGTTTTGCTTCCATCTCTTCCATAGTTGGAACTACACCGTAGTCGAAAAGGAACTCTTCCTGAAGGTTTATTTCATAGTCTACTTCACGAACTTGACCATCGGCTGGACCATCCCAAGCATACCTGAAGTCAAGTATTTCCCCAAGAGAAAACACCCTGGAATTTACCATGATTGCATACCTGTCGAGTGAGGGCATTTTCTGCACATCTTCGGGGGTAAGCAATCGAGTTGCTGTTATATCAGTATCAGTTACAATGCCTGCAATGAACTTTGATATGTTCATGAAGGTTTTGGCATCTACCGGATTAGAAAGGATATCATCATCCTCTCCATTCTGTTCCCTTATAGTTACCTCGTAACCACTGGGGAGTTTGAAGGTAAGTTTCTTACCATAAAGTGTTTTGTCTTCCATGTTGTTGAGTTGTTAAGTGTATTCTTCTGAATATAGTCTTGGATACGAAAAAGGGAGAGTTCATTGCTGAGCTCTCCCTTGGTGATTCACTATTATAGCTTCTCGCAGGTGTCTACTGAGAACTCCAAATCCTCCAGAGTGTTGTCCGAACTCATTCGGTCTAAGTCCTGTCCGTTTACCTTGCAAGGCCATACTCCGGTACAAGTCCAGGAATTAAGGATAGATACTCCATCCTCGGCCAGCTCATTGATAAGTACGGTTTCCTTGTACTGACTTGGGGTTAAACCTCCCCCGAGCAGCATATCCTGTACTGACATCAGCCAATCCCATAACCAGGTATCTGAACCAGAAGTTGTCTCCAGCTTAGATGCAGTTAAGTTACCAACTGATACCCTGCCACCGGTCTTTACGTCGTAGTTTACATCCCCGTGTGCAACCTGTTCGATACTTATCTCAGGTACAGTTACCTTCTGAAAGAGGAAGGGGTTGATGGGGTGCTTGACAAATATTATTTGCCATAAGAACTTCTTCCTCGGGTTTTTTACTTTAGCTCCTGCCATAGTATTTATCGTATTTATTTGTTAGTTATTCTGGGCAGAGATGGATACTTCACCGGTGCTCTTGTTTACAGCAATGTCGATGATAACATCCATTTCGATATCCTGCATTGGAACAACCTCCTTATACTTCAGCTGAGCCCGATATTTACCCTGGCGAACGTCGGCCTCATTGTTTATCTGAAGCTCTTCGTAACTCTGGGCATCCTGGTCACCTATCCACTCATAGGAAGTGATGGCATTGCGGGTCTGCAGGTCATCCAGAATTTCTTTTGCTTCGTGATAAATGAGTTTCCACGTATCGAAGGTATTGGGCTCTTCGATGTAGCTCTCTAAAATCGGCCGGAGGTTTTTCTTCAGATAGAGATTGAGACGAACTATGGAGATGAATTTCTCCGAATCGTCTACTGGGTTCGAAGTGAAACCATGCCAGAGCATAGTGCGCTGACCCTGGGTCCTGGTGTTCTTTATTACGAACAGGTTCATGTACCACTGAGCGAACTCGTTAAGAGTATCCACTTCAGCAGGTCCTCCCAAGTTCTTCATCACCGGACCGAGTGCCGATACGATTACACCCCGGTTCATACCGGAGAACGAATACCAGGGACCGTAGGTAGAAGCGCAGATGGCATCGAGTCCCACTACCGAACCCAGCACATCGCATTTCTGGAGAGAGCCATTATCGTTGTAATACTTGATACCACCTCCGAAATATGCCACTTCTTTCTTGGCACCAATGGTCTGTACCAGAGTCTTCAGTGCCGAAAGGGTCTCTTCGGGAGTTGCTGGGGTACGAGTGTCAGGAGCATACTTAGGCACTTCCACATACAACATCTGTTCGAAGATGTTGTGTACATCGGCAGCTACAGAGGTATATACCTTGGTATAATCCGTAGGCAGATGCTGATGTATGTGAGAAAGGATTACCGAATATGCCTCGTAGTAGGCCTTGCTTGCCTGATATGCCGAGAGCCATTCGTATGCCGTCTTCTGCTTGA